TTACCCAACTTTCTTATGGGGCATACATGGGACACTTTCAGATAGTCTTTTGTTAAGGAGTTCTATCTGTTCGTGATTGTTGTCTTTCATCCATGCTCCGTAAACATTGAATACCATTTGTGCGTTTGTGTGGCCCATCTGGCTTGCGATAAAACTAGGATTAGCTCCAGCGGCAAGTGACCAGCATGCATAAGTATGCCTGGATTGGTACGATTTTCTGTGTCTCAGACCTGCGCGTTTTAAGATACTTGTCCATGACTCCCTGATGGAGTCAACTTTGTAGTGAGGTCCAGACAACTGCTGCTGTTTTATTACCTGAGGGCTAAAAACAAAAGTACATTTATGCACAGCTGTTCTCCCATATTCCCTCTGCTTTACCTCTACAGAATGTTGCTTTCCAAGCATGGTCATTTCCGCCTGGCTTTTAAGAGCATCAATAGCTGGTTGAACCAGATGAATTGTCCTTCCGGTGCCAGCATCGGTTTTTGGTGGAGTGAATTCGCCAAGTTTTGTATAATTCCTACGGATGGTTATAGTCCTTGCTTTAAGATCTATATCTTCCCATGCCAGCGATACCAGCTCCCCGTGACGAATACCCGTGTATACAGCGAGAATCCACAGGTTTTTTGTTTGTTGATGACGGCAAGCCTCAATAAAACGAATAAATTCGTCACGGGTGAGAGGATCTGGTTTTACCTTGGACTTTTTTAAGGGAGCCAGACCGTTAAATGGGTTTCCTGAGGTATAACCATTATCTGTTGCAAATTGAAACATTCCAGCTATGGTTGTCATATAGTAGTTTACCGTGACCACTGAGCGCCCTTTTATGGAAGAAGTCTTTCCATTAGAAAGCTTTTGGTAACCGGTCAACAAATCTCTCCTTACGAAAAGTAAATCCTCTTTTGTTATGGATGAAACCAGTTTTTTTTCACCTAACATTGGTAACATGTTTTTAATTACTGACTGGTAACGGTTATGTGCATTCGCACAAATCTCAATTTTCTTAAGGTCCAACCATTTTTCCGAAAGTGCCTTAACGGTTATCTCTCTTTTTCCCAGACCAAAGTGTTTCAGGTTAGGGGAATTAGGGAACTGCGCGGCGTAGTCGAAACTCCCCATTCTGATTGCAAAACAAACTGAAGTGCGAAGCTCACCAGCGATCTTCCGGTTTTTGGCGGTGTCAGGAACACCGAGGTTTTCTCTGACACGTTTGCCATTATAGTGAAACCATATACGGAGTGATCCTCCATGGTTTTCAACGCCTGTCGGGTATGATGCGTTACTCATAAAACCTCCCAGACGTCCAGGAGCATTAACAGGTTAACCGGAACTTGCATTTTTGGCACCTGGTTGTTTCTGGTTTTCGATCCATCGCATAATTTCTTCGATGTTGTACAGGCATTCACTGTAATGCCCCGGATCGCCTTCTACAGCGTAATGGCGGTATTCTTTTCCCTGCATCCATGACTTTCTTCTGGCCCGCTCGATGGTGCCAGGCTTGAGCCCTGTTGATGCAATGAGGACTCTCTCCGTACACCATTTGCTCGGGGTTATCTGATAGATGATTGTCTGCATGCCAAGCTCCTAAAACGTTTATCCGCGGCAGTGGCACCACACTTCAAACATTCGTCTCACAATTTCGCGACAGTAGAAACCGTCAACATCTCGCGTCAGGTCATAGCGACTGCCATAACGCTGGTGGACCCATAGTTCAAATGCTTTATTCACTCTTCACTTCCTTTTCATGGCGCGTAATTTTTTCAGGTGAGCTTCCTGCTCTGTTTCTGCCAGTATTTGTCGGTATTCCTGGTGATCAATATGTTCAAACTGGTTGTTGAATTCACTGATGCGTACTCGACCGGAGTGTCCGTCCATGCGTCGAAAGAACACTGAGTGCTCAGTGCTGCGAGTAATCACCACAGGGTATCTGGCTCTGTCCGTGTATATCTGACCACGTTGAATCAGAGCGAACATTCCTTTATCCCCAGCGGAAAAGCGAATACAGAATAAATGCCACCGCTATTGCAACTCCAACTGCGGTGAATGCTTCAGGCCAATTCATCATTTCACCTCCTGCGGCGGTTCTGGTAGCTGCATCCAGTGGGTTACCTCTTTGAGATACAGGTCTTCGCCATCACCGTCATCCCAAGTGGGCTTGCCATCATTAAACCAGTCGCCATATACGCCGACCTGAGTGTTGGGGATGTTTGGTGGGTAGTTGTTTTTAAAGTCAGCTGCTAACACATAGCATTGTCGCTCTCCCATTTCAGGCATTCGCTCACTACAGCTTATCCAACCATCCGGAGTTGCCGGATAGTTGCCATTCACAAGGTCAGCTCGAACATATAGCGTGTCATCATGGTGTTGATTGTGGCTGCACCACGTTAATTCGCTTAACTCGCCATCTTCTGGCCATACTCCAGCCGTTTGCAGCCAGATATGGGCTGGCGCATCTTGGCAAGGTGTATTAACTGGCAACTTGTAAGTTTGGCTTACAGGTTCTGCACTATCAGCCTTGCGGCGCTCCTGTAGCTCGCGCAGAGCCGCTACAACATAATGGCTATTGTGCTGGTCAGCCCACAGAATGAGCCGAATCAACGTTGCATTTGAAACGTATTCGTCTGTTAGTTTGCTATTGGTAAAAGTGGTCATAGCTATTTCACCTTAATCTCAACATTTCGCAGCTTTAGCTCTACTGGCAGGTCTGACTTTCCTGTTAATGCTAATGCGAGATTTTCTGGAGTAATGAGAACAGTTATTGTTTTCCCCCTCGCCAGACGAATAATCATGCGTATCTCGCTATCGTCACATGCTCCTGGTCGAACAATTGAGATTTGTCCGTTCATCTCACTCTCCTTTGATGCGAATGCCAGCGGCGCGCTCGGCTTCACTTTGTTCCCAAAACCACTTGTGAAGCGCCATAAGCTTTTCGTCAATCGGTGCATATTTGCGATTAAAGTAGGCCTGAGCATCTTTCTCAGATTCGTCCGGTAATTCGCCAGGGCCAAACAGTGTGTTATAAATCCATGCTAGTCCGCTCTTAGCGTCGCCAGTTGCCTGCCATTCGATAATGGCAGCCTGCATGACCAGAATGTTTTTCCCGATTAATAGGTCCAGTTCTTTGTACCGGTTGCGGATGTATGCATTCTCGCTTTGTAATTTTGCGTTGCGCTTTTCTGAGGCTTCAAGTAACGCCTGCTTATCGCGTAGAGCTTCTTCCAGTTCAGCAACATGGCATTCACTATCAATAAGGTTGTTCTCTGCTGCTTCAAGCTCAACACGCAGCTTCCCAACCGTAAGCGCAATCTCCTCGTTCTCCTGGTCGCGGCGTTTGATGTATTGCTGGTTTCTTTCCTGTTCATCCAGCAGTGCCAGCACGGTAGCCGGGTTAGCCTCTGCTATGAATTCAGCGTTTGCATAAGCCTGAGCATCTGATTCAATCAGGCAGTTAACATGACATTCCGCAATCACGCCACCGGGTTCTCCTTTCCATTTTTGGCAAACAAAAACTCCTGTTAAATTGCCGTGCTGGTTAACAGATGTATGCCCTACGATGTAGCTTCCTTTAGTTGCTTTCTCTGCCTTTTCACGCAGTGCCTGATAATTAATTTCGCTCACTTCGAACCTCTCTGTTTACTGATAAGCTCCAGATCCTCCTGGCAACTTGCACAAGTCCGACAACCCTGAACTGCCAGGCGTCTTCGTTCATCTATCGGATCGCCACACTCACAACAATGAGTTGCGGATACAGTCTGGTAGTTCAGGCGACGCATTTTTATTGCTGTATTGCGCTGTAATTCTTCAATTTCTGATGCTGAATCAATGATATCTGCCATCTTTCATTAATCCCTGAATTGTTGGTTAATACGCTTGAGGGTGAATGCGAATAATAAAAAAGGAGCCTGTAGCTCCCTGATGATTTTGCTTTTCATGTTCACCGTTCCTTAAAGACGCCGTTTAACATACCGATTGCCAGACTTAAGTGAGTCGGTGTGAATCCCATCAGCGTTACCGTTTCGCGGTGCTTCTTCAGTACGCTACGGCAAATGTCATCGACGTTTTTATCCGGAAACTGCTGTCTGGCTTTTTTGATTTCAGAATTAGCCTGACGGGCAATGCTGCGAAGGGCGTTTTCCTGCTGAGGTGTCATTGAACAAGTCCCATGTCGGCAAGCATAAGCACACAGAATATAAAGCCCGCTGCCAGAAGAATGCATTCAGTGGTTGTCATACCTGGTCTCTCTCATCTGCTTCTGCTTTCGCCACCATCATTTCCAGCTTTTGCGAAAGGGATGTGGCTAACGTATGAAATTCTTCGTCTGTTTCTACTGGTATTGGCACAAACCTGACTCCAATTTGAGCAAGGCTATGTGCCATCTCAATACTCGTTCTTAACTCAACAGGAGATGCTTTGTGCATATCGCCTCCCGTTTATTATTTATCTCCTCAGCCAGCCGCTGGGCTTTCAGCGGATTTCGGATAACAGAAAGGCCGGGAAATACCCAGCCTCGCTTCGTAACGGAGTAGACGAAAGTGATCGTGCCTACGCGGATATTATCGTGAGGATGCTTCATCGCCATTGCTCCCCAAATACAAAACCAATTTCAGCCAGTGCCTCGTCCATTTTTTCGATGAACTCCGGCACCATCTCGTCAAAACCCGCCATGTACTTTTCATCCCGCTCAACCACGACATAATGCAGGCCTTCACGCTTCATACGCGGGTCATAGTTGGCAAAGTACCAGGCATCTTTTCGCGTCACCCACATGCTGTACTGCACCTGGGCCATGTAAGCCGACTTTATGGCCTCGAAACCACCGAGCCTGAACTTCATGAAATCCCGGGAGGTAAACGGGCATTTCAGCTCAAGGCCGTTGCCGTCACTGCATAAACCATCGGGAGAGCAGGCGGTGCGCATACTTTCGTCGCGATAGATGATCGGGGATTCAGTAACATTCACGCCGGAAGTGAATTCAAACAGGGTTCTGGCGTCGTTCTCGTACTGTTTTCCCCAGGCCAGCGCCTTAGCATTAACTTCCGGAGCCACACCGGTGCAAACCTCAGCCAGCAGGGTGTGGAAGTAGGACATTTTCATGTCAGGCCACTTCTTTCCTGAGCGGGGCTTTGCTATCACGTTGTGAACTTCTGAAGCGGTGATGACGCCGAGCCGTAATTTGTGCCACGCATCATCCCCCTGTTCGACAGCTCTCACGTCGATCCCGGTACGCTGCAGGATAATGTCCGGTGTCATGCAGCCACCTTCTGTTCAGAGGCTTTTTGTTTCAGGAATCCAAGAGCTTTCACTGCTTCGGCCTGTGTCAGTTCTGACGATGCGCGAATGTCGCGGCGAAATATCTGGGAACAGAGCGGCAATAAGTCGTCATCCCATGTTTTATCCAGGGCGATCAGCAGAGTGTTAATCTCCTGCATGGTTTCATCGTTAACCGGAGTGATGTCGCGTTCTGGCTGACGTTCTGCAGTGTATGCAGTATTTTCGACAATGCGCTCGGCTTCATCATTGTCATAGATACCAGCAAATCCGAAGGCCAGACGGGCACACTGAATCATGGCTTTATGCCGTAACATCCGTTTGGGATGCGACTGCCACGGCCCGGTGATTTCTCTGCCTTCGCGGGTTTTGAATGGTTCGCGGCGGCATTCATCCATCCATTCGGTAACGCAGATCGGATGATTACGGTCCTTGCGGTAAATCCGGCATGTACAGGATTCATTGTCCTGCTCAAAGTCCATGCCATCAAACTGCTGGTTTTCATTGATGATACGGGACCAGCCATCAACGCCCACCACCGGAACGATGCCGTTCTGCTTGTCAGGGAAGGCGTAAATTTCTTTCGTCCACGGATTAAGGCCGTACTGGTTGGCGACGATCAACAATGCGATGAACTGCGCATCGCTGGCATCGCCTTTAAATGCCGTCTGGCGAAGAGTGGTGATCAGTTCCTGTGGGTCGACAGAATCCATGCCGACACGTTCAGCCAGCTTCCCAGCCAGCGTTGCGAGTGCTGTACTCATCCGTTTTATACCTCTGAATCAATATCAACCTGATGGTGAGCAATGGTTTCAACCATGTACCGGATGTGTTCTGCCATGCGCTCCTGAAACTCAACATCGTCATCAAACGCACGGGTAATGGCTTTTTTGCTGGCCCCGTGGCGTTGCAAATGATCGATGCATAGCGATTCAAACAGGTGCTGGGGCAGGCCTTTTTCCATGTCGTCTGCCAGTTCTGCCTCTTTCTCTTCACGGGCGATCTGCTGGTAGTGACGCGCCCAGCTCTGAGCCTCAAGACGATCCTGAATGTAATAAGCGTTCATGGCTGAACTCCTGAAAATGGCTGTGAAAATATCGCCCGCGAAATGCCAGGCTGATTAGGAAAACAGGAAATGGGGTTAGTGAATGCTTTTGCTTGATCTCAGTTTCAGCATTAATATCCATTTTTTATAAGCGTCGACGGCTTCACGAAACATCTTTTCATCGCCAATAAAAGTGGCGATAGTGAATTTAGTCTGGATAGCCATAAGTGTTTGATCCATTTTTCGGGACTCCTGGCTGATTAAGTATGTCGATAAGGCGTTTCCATCCGTCACGTAATTTACGGGTAATTCGTTCAAGTAAAGATTCGGAAGGGCAGCCAGCAACAGGCCACCCTGCAATGGCATATTGCATGGTGTGCTCCTTATTTATACATAACGAAAAACGCCTCGAGTGAAGCGTTATTGGTATGCGGTAAAGCCGCGCTTAGGCGGCTGATGTTTCTTCTTTCAGGCTTTCGAGATATTTACGTGGGTCGTCGTAACATTGGCATTCGCTGTACCAATCCACCCAGCGATCAGTAAGCCCCATCTCTGATAAATCTTCATCGGTAAGGCTCTCATCCCACATCTCAAGGCCGTTAGCATTGCAGTAATCAGGCTTGATGTTGTTGTCATACTGAAAGGCGTCATAATCAGCCAGTGCGTCCATCAGACGAACACCCTCTTCAACACTTGCCACTTCTACAATGAACGGCTTCATAGGTACTTGCGGGATATGCCAGACACGTAATTTCATATATCCTCCGTCAAAAAAATTGCCCTCACACTGGAGGGCAAAGAAGATTTCCAATAATCAGAACAAGTCGGCTCCTGTTTAGTTACGAGCGACATTGCTCCGTGTATTCACTCGTTGGAATGAATACACAGTGCTTATTCGTACTAATAAAATACCCAATTTTCTGTTTCTTGGTTGTGTCCAAAGTTATATTCAATATCTGGTGTTGATGTATCAATATTCTTCATACCATCAACAAGAGTTGATACAACAGCCAAATCTTGTTTGATTCTCATTAAATGGTATTTCTTCCGGCGCAATAAACTTTCAATGGCAAGTTTCTTCGTTGGGAATGCAAAAGATCTTTCTGCATTTTTTGCTACTTTCTTAATTGCATATCTATTTCTCCTTTGTTTCCATTCCTGTAACCACTGATTTGGTGCTGGTTTAAAATTAACAATCCAATGCGCAGGAACCAACCATGCATAATGCTCTGTCTGATGAAAAGCTATATATTGAAGTGCGAATATTTTTATCCCATCTTCTTCAACTGTCGCCTGGAATCTCCAGAAAACAGGCATTCCATCATGTTCAGTTTCTGATTCAGGAAAAGGTACGCTCCATGATTTTGTCATATCTCACCTCAAATAAGTGGTTTGCTGCCTAATTTCATTTTCTGGCGACCAACACAAGTCACACCCGTTTCACTGCGTGGCTTGCGGTAGTAATTTTTGTTAGTCCAAACAATAAAATCTATCGAAGTGGGTTATGACCATTTTTTATTTGGATTTCGTTGGTGTGCGTGGTTAACAACTCTGTGCATTATATCCTCATATTTTTCATCTTTAATTTTTTCAACATCTCGAGGAAATGGTGTTGCTAATGCTTTGTCAACTTTGTTCATTGGGTCTTCATTAATCTTATATTCCGGACCGTCATCTATAGCATTAAATCCAGGTGTTATACCGTTTTCTAATGCATATGCTATTCTCTTTTCCCATCTCGCTATCCTCCTTCTGTCTCGAGATGTAAGGCTTCTGTCAGATACTTTTCTGTTTTGTCCGCGATTAGGATTAACATAAATAGTCTTTTTCACCATAAGCATACTCAATAAGTCCATACGGTGGTTTACTGTACAATTTTATTTTTTGAACTGCATGTATTTTGTTTCCTAATGGGTTTGAATCCTTGTAATAAGTACTTCTGTTTTTTCGCTCGACTTCTTCTGCCTTCTTGTTGCGAAGGCTGCTGAGTGATACTGCTTTGTCTGCTCTGACGCAACCAGAGATCTTTAGCGCAATCTTCCGTGTCAGTCTTTCACTACTGCGCCGCTCTGCAATAAGTTCTTCCCTGCGAGCTTTATAGCGGCTTTTTGCCGTACCTTTGGATTCTTTCCAGATTACGGTTACCATGATGGTCTCCTTTAAGTGGCTTTGGTGTATGACGCGTCGAGGTGTTTTTCTTCTCGATCGCGGCCTTGCAACTGAAATTCTCGTCATCCCCAAAACCACTTAGATTTTGGTCTCAACGGTTAGGTTGAGAGTCCATCAATGTTAAAGAGCCGGCCAATCTGTTCCGTTTGGCTTCCAGCGTCCTGCTGTTGAATTGAAGATAACCTAAGTTATCTGGTTGTGCAATAACTATATTTATCATTTTATGAAAAACATTATAAATGACTGATAACAAAAATATTTTATTTTTTGTGGTATCCGCGTGATATTTTCAAGGGGGAAAGGCTGATTGTTATGGGTGATTGCATGTTAATCGAAGGGGAATTTGGTGTGTTGCACCAGCGGGTAGTCGAAATTCTAGGGGGGGCGTTGCTTGAGGTTATTGCTACTGGGGAAGCTATTTCAGCAGATGCTATTGCGGGAATGATCCGAGTGCTTCACCATGATGAATTGGATGATCTCGCTGTGAAGTTAGCTATAGATGTGTTACTTCAGGATATGCGACTGTGTAATTAAGTAAATAAAACCCGGCACTGGAGCCGGGGGATTTAGAAATGGCATTTTATGAATTGGCTACTTGGCGAATGGTTTACCATCGGTGGTATTGAGCACAATAAAAGGCCGTTCTTCGTGAGTGTTCTTATAGCAAAAGTTCAGTTGGAGTCTGATTACCAGCTATGTGATGACCAGAACACTCGCCCTATGATTCTTACGTTTTTGTAGAATTCTTCTCTGTTCATTACTTCATCAGGATACTCTTCGCGGTTTATCGATCTGATAATTACCGATGTTGGCGTGGCTATGAGCGTTTTTACCCTTAACAAATCAGCTTGGCAAATTGCATATGTTTTACCATCCCTGATGCTCGTATCTTGCGTGTTTACCCCCACCACATCACCATCATGGAGTGTTGGCTCCATGCTTTGCCCAACAACCCTGACCAACTTTGCCGCTTTTTCTGGAACTCCCATTTTTTTCAGGTAATAGCGCCTAAAAACTAGAGAGAATTCTGCGGACTCCTCCAATGCACAACTTCCTCCGCCAGCTGAAAGTGAAATATTTAGAAGGGGGAGCGCAACAAATTCGTCATTATCATTTTGATGATCATCCCAGGCGATAGCTTTTAAAGATGATTCCCGAGCATTAGATGGCTCTTCTGCGCTCTGTGGTCTCATTGACCCTATACCAGAGCTTAGCCATTCAGGGCGAACTCTTAACGCGTTGGCTAATTCGACCATTTTACGTGATCCGGTTGTTTTACCAGATGACATCTTTTGTATGGCTGGTTGTGATACCCCCACCATGTCTGCAAGTTGTGCTTGTGACAACCCGGCTGAACTCATGGCGGCATTTAGTCTTTCTGCGAATGTTTTCATACCTGTAATCTATAACCACGGTTATCAAAAGTAAAACAACAATTGTTATTGCTCTGGTGTATAACTCATGTTATTTTTGGTTATGCTTTATTTGCTGTAGAGGTATGCTCATGAATTTAGTGATTCAGCGAGCCTTGAATATTGTTGGCAGTCAAAAACGACTTGCAGCTGATTGCGGCGTATCACAGCCCGCTGTTCATAAATGGTTGCGAGGCGGAAAAGTTTCTCCTGAAAAAGTTTTCGCTATCGTTAATGCCACCAATGGTCAGGTTAAGGCTTACGAAATTCGCCCGGACTTACCGCACCTGTTTCCTCATCCGAACCAGGCTGAATAAGTAACACCGCTCTTTAACATTGCTGGTCGTTCACCTCTAACAGGGTGAGCAAACATCAGTGGCAAACCCATTGGGGATTGCCGCTTAACCCCATATCAATATAGGAAAATTAACAAATGTCACAAACAAGTTACAGCAAACTATCACAGCGAGAAATTGATCGCGCTGAAACTGATTTACTCATCAACCTGTCAACGCTTACCCAGCGCGGTCTGGCAAAGATGATTGGCTGTCATGAATCGAAGATAAGCAGAACGGACTGGAGATTTATTGCTTCGGTCTTGTGTGCTTTCGGAATGGCATCAGACATCAGTCCGATTAGCAGGGCTTTTAAGTATGCGCTTGATGAAATCACAAAGAAAAAATCCCCGGTGGCCGCCGGGGACTCTAAGCAAATTGATATGCAATTCTGAGGGAATTACTGGATCAATCCACAGGAGTCATTATGACAAATACAGCAAAAATACTCAACTTCGGCAGAGGTAACTTTGCCGAACAGGAGCGTAATGTGGCAGATCTCGATGATGGTTACGCCAGACTATCAAATATGCTGATTGAGGCTTATTCAGGCGCAGATCTGACCAAGCGACAGTTTAAAGTGCTGCTTGCCATTCTGCGTAAAACCTATGGGTGGAATAAACCAATGGACAGAATCACCGATTCTCAACTTAGCGAGATTACAAAGTTACCTGTCAAACGGTGCAATGAAGCCAAGTTAGAACTCGTCAGAATGAATATTATCAAGCAGCAAGGCGGCATGTTTGGACCAAATAAAAACATCTCAGAATGGTGCATCCCTCAAAACGAGGGAGGTTCCCCTAAAATGAGGGACATCCCTCAAAACGAGGGAAAATCCCCTAAAACGAGGGATAAAACATCCCTCAAATTAGGGGATTGCTATCCCTCAAAACAGGGGGACACAAAAGACACTATTACAAAAGAAAAAAGAAAAGATTATTCGTCCGAGAATTCTGGCGAATCCTCTGACCAGCCAGAAAACGATCTTTCTGTGGTTAAACCGGATGCTGCAATTCAGAGCGGCAGCAAGTGGGGAACAGCAGAAGACCTGACCGCCGCAGAGTGGATGTTTGACATGGTGAAGACTATCGCGCCATCAGCCAGAAAACCGAATTTTGCTGGGTGGGCTAACGATATCCGCCTGATGCGTGAACGTGACGGACGTAACCACCGCGACATGTGCGTGCTGTTCCGCTGGGCATGCCAGGACAACTTCTGGTCCGGTAACGTGCTAAGTCCGGCCAAACTCCGCGACAAGTGGACCCAGCTCGAAATCAACCGTAACAAGCAACAGGCTGGCGTGACAGCTGGAAAACCAAAACTCGACCTGACAAACACTGACTGGATTTACGGGGTGGATTTATGAAAAACATCGCCGCACAGATGGTTAACTTTGACCGTGAGCAGATGCGTCGGATCGCCAACAACATGCCGGAACAGTACGACGAAAAGCCGCAGGTACAACAGGTAGCGCAGATCATCAACGGTGTGTTCAGCCAGTTACTGGCAACTTTCCCGGCGAGTCTGGCTAACCGGGACCAGAACGAACTGAATGAAATCCGCCGCCAGTGGGTTCTGGCTTTCCGGGAAAACGGGATCACCTCGATGGAACAGGTTAACGCAGGAATGCGCGTAGCCCGTCGGCAGAATCGACCATTTCTTCCATCACCCGGGCAGTTTGTTGCATGGTGCCGGGAAGAAGCATCCGTTATCGCCGGACTGCCAAACGTCAGCGAGCTGGTTGATATGGTTTACGAGTATTGCCGGAAGCGAGGCCTGTATCCGGATGCAGAGTCTTATCCGTGGAAATCGAACGCGCACTACTGGCTGGTTACCAACCTGTACCAGAACATGCGGGCCAATGCGCTGACTGACGCGGAATTACGACGCAAGGCTGCCGATGAACTGACCTGTATGACAGCGCGAATTAACCGTGGTGAGACGATACCTGAACCAGTAAAACAACTTCCTGTCATGGGCGGCAGACCTCTAAATCGTGTTCAGGCGCTGGCGAAGATCGCAGAAATTAAAGCTAAGTTCGGACTGAAAGGAGCAAGTGTATGACGGGCAAAGAGGCAATTATTCATTACCTGGGGACGCATAATAGCTTCTGTGCGCCGGACGTTGCCGCGCTAACAGGCGCAACAGTAACCAGCATAAATCAGGCCGCAGCTAAAATGGCACGGGCAGGTCTTCTGGTTATCGAAGGTAAGGTCTGGCGAACGGTGTATTACCGGTTTGCTACCAGGGAAGAACGGGAAGGAAAGGTGAGCACGAACCTGATTTTTAAGGAGTGTCGCCAGAGTGCCGCGATGAAACGGGTATTGGCGGTATATGGAGTTAAAAGATGACCATCTACATCACTGAGCTAATGACAGGCCTGCTGGTAATCGCAGGCCTTTTTATTTGGGGGAGAGGGAAGTGAACGATAGCTACCGACAGTTTGAAAACTGGTGGTCAAAAGACAAAAGCCAGTTCACGGGAGACGATGAATTAAAAGAGTTTGCCTGGGTGATATGGCAGGCATCGCGCTCTGCTATTGAACTGGATATCGACTGGCCCGAATCGAATGACGACCTTTGGAAAGATGGTGAAGAAGGTGCTTATGCGATGGGTTATGAGGATGGGCGTGACAAAACGGTAATTGCAGTAATGAAAGCCATCAGGGCCGCAGGAATCAAAGAAAAGAATTTCGATTAAGCAAATATCACTTCAATAAATCGCTTTTAAGGCATCACAATCGCTCTGTAGCGAGGTAAACGCGTGCAAGGTATGCCAATAAGCAGCGAGAATGAAAAATGCGTCAGAATGCGTTTGAGGAGGTTTTAAGAAATGAGTACGATAGCTGAGCTTGTCAGGGCTAATTTTCGTGAAGAGTTGGTGCGTTGGTATCGGTATCGTTCATCGTCCAGTTTGCCGCTTGATGAGTTGTATGAGCATTCACCTGCCGCACGACGCTATCCGCGTGACCGTGTTCTTCGACGGTTGTTCAAACTCAACAATGAGTTTCAGCGCAACAGAATTATCCGGAGTCTGGATTTAAAGTGAAGGAGTGAGCATGAGCGAGCAAATATTCAGAGAGATTAAGCCACGGTTTTATCGCAAGGTAAGGGTGGTTTATCAGGACGAAAACAAGACATGTGCATACGCCATTCATAATGGTCGGTGGTCAGTGTTCGACACCAAAAACTTCGAGAAGAACTTCGAGAGGATTAAGGGTGATGAGGAAACTAACATTTGAACTAAGAAGCCCCATCCATCAGCAGAACGCCATTCAAGCTATCCAGCAAATTCTTCCAGACCCAACCAAACCAATCGTAGTAACCATTCAGGAACGCAACCGCAGCATTCGGCAAAATGCACGCCTTCACGCGATGCTATCTGAAATAAGTAAGAAGGCTACATATCACGGAAAAGCAAGAAATATTGAGTTTTGGAAGGGGTTATTCGTTTCTGGTTGGCAGATTGCAACCAACCAGCACCCTGAGATTATATCAGGGTTAGAAGGTGAGCTAATAAACATCAGAGAGAGTACGGCGACTCTATCTGTAAAAAAAATATCCGAAATAATGGACTACATAGAAGCATATTGTGCCATGAACTCAATTCATCTTAGCGAATGGAGGAATTATGATTGAGGTTTGGGTAGATATCGAAGGGATTCCATTTTATCAGGTTAGCAATAAAGGAAATTTCAGGTCTATTACGAGGGAAGTTACAGTAACATCAACCAGACAGAGGCCATATAAGAAAATAATTAATGGCACTAGGGAAGGTGCGAACAAGTTCCTGATATGAGATCATCATATTCATCCGGAGCGCATCCCAGAGGGACATCATGAGCCATCAACTCACCTTCGCCGATAGTGAATTCAGCACTAAGCGCCGTCAGACCCGAAAAGAGATTTTCCTCTCCCGCATGGAGCAGATTCTGCCATGGCAAAACATGGTGGAAGTCATCGAGCCGTTTTATCCCAAGGCGGGCAATGGCCGACGGCCCTATCCGCTGGAGACCATGCTGCGTATTCACTGCATGCAGCATTGGTACAACCTGAGCGACGGTGCCATGGAAGATGCCCTGTACGAAATCGCCTCCATGCGCCTGTTTGCCCGATTATCCCTGGATAGCGCCCTGCCGGATCGCACCACCATCATGAATTTCCGCCACCTGCTCGAGCAGCATCAACTGGCCCGTCAATTGTTCAAGACCATCAATCGCTGGCTGGCCGAAGCAGGCGTCATGATGACCCAAGGCACTTTGGTGGATGCCACCATCATTGAGGCACCCAGCTCTACCAAGAACAAAGAGCAGCAACGCGATCCGGAGATGCATCAGACCAAGAAAGGCAATCAGTGGCACTTTGGCATGAAGGCCCACATTGGTGTCGATGCCAAGAGTGGCCTGACCCACAGCCTAGTCACCACCGCGGCCAACGAGCATGACCTCAATCAGCTGGGTAATCTGCTTCATGGAGAGGAGCAATTTGTCTCAGCCGATGCCGGCTACCAAGGAGCGCCACAGCGCGAGGAGCTGGCCGAGGTGGATGTGGACTGGCTGATCGCCGAGCGTCCCGGCAAGGTAAAAACCTTGAAGCAGCATCCGCGCAAGAACAAAACGGCCATCAACATCGAATACATGAAAGCCAGCATCCGTGCCAGGGTGGAGCACCCGTTTCGCATCATCAAGCGGCAGTTCGGCTTCGTGAAAGCCAGATACAAGGGGCTGCTGAAAAACGATAACCAACTGGCGATGTTATTCACCCTGGCCAACCTGTTTCGGGTGGACCAAATGATACGTCAGTGGGAGAGATCTCAGTAAAAACCGGAAATAACGCCAGAAATGGTGGAAAAAATAGCCTAAATAGGCTGATTCGATGTGTTTGCGGGAAAAAAATCGGCCCAGATCCGAGAAATTTTAATCAGCGAGTCAGCTTGGGAAGAAATGACCTGCTTATTCGCACCTTCCCTAGTGTAAAACCATTCAAGTGCAAGTCGACAGGATATCTTCAAATAAAGGTATACGGTAAGAAATACAGCGCCCACAGGATAGTTGCGAAAGCATTCTGTACAGGGTTCTGTGATGGCTTGGTAGTTAATCACAAAAATGGGCGAAGAGATGACAATAGGGCTGATAACCTTGAATGGGTATCACATTCTGAAAACTCAAAACACGGATATAAACAAAATGGAAGAATACCTATATCGCTAGGTAAATTTAGTGGTGACCATCCTGCCAGTAAAGCTGTTATTTCTACTGACATGAAAACTGGGGAGGAGGTTTATTATGAAGCAGCTATGGATGCTGTCAGAGAAGGATTTGATAGTTCGTCAATTAGTCGTTGCTGTAATGGCGAAAGCTCATATCACAAAGGAAGATTCTGGCGATTTGCAAATGAAAAAATGAAAGCGCGATGGGGAGATCGGGCTGCATGACTATCAAATCAAATACGCCATCACACGACAAGGACTGCTGGCAAACGCCGCTTTGGCTTTTTGATGCACTGGATATTGAGTTTGGATTCTGGCTGGATTCGGCAGCGAGCGACAAAAATGCTCTGTGCGCTCACTGGTTAACTGAGGCCGACGACGCGCTAAATTCTGAGTGGATAAGCCACGGTGCAATCTGGAATAACCCACCGTACAGCAATATCAGGCCGTGGGTGGAAAAAGCCGCTGAGCAGTGCATACAACAGCGACAGACGGTAGTGATGCTTGTGCCAGAGGATATGTCAGTCGGATGGTTCAGCAAGGCTCTGGAGAGTGTTGACGAAGTTCGCATTATCACTGATGGACGGATTAATTTTATCGAACCATCGACAGGGCTGGAGAAGAAGGGAAACAGCAAAGGCTCCATGCTGCTGATTTGGCGACCGTTCATCAGTCCTCGACGGATGTTTACTACCGTATCCAAAGCGGCATTGATGGCGATCGGGCAGGGCGTCAGGAGGGCGGCATGAGGCGACAGCGACGAAGCATCACCGACATCATCTGCGAAAACTGCAAATACCTTCCAACGAAACGCTCCAGAAATAAACGCAAGCCAATCCCAAAAGAATCTGACGTAAAAACCTTCAACTGCACGGCTCATCTGTGGGATATCCGGTGGCTAAGACATCGTGCGAGGAAAACAAGGTGATTGACGCGATGATTTATTCGGGGCTATATTCCTCACGCGCCAGCAAAATCTGGCGTCGGGATTAGCACCCCGGATGTTTACGGAGCGATATGAGACGCGCCCGCGTCTTTTTTCATATCGTTTGCACAGTCACATTCGCGATTTATGGCGGGCTGTGTGGGGGAGCCGAAAGGCTCGCCGGTTTCCGTACCCGGTAGTGCTAACCCCGCACAGTTCGCCACCATGATGATTAGCACCTGACGGTGGCGATAATGTCCAAATGTACGGAGTTATCGTTATGGCCACTCAGATTTCTGTCGAAACTCTTTCCCCAATTACACACAACCAAATTCCCGTTATCACTACCGAGTTACTGGCACAGCTTTACTGTACCGAGATCAACAACATCAAAGTAAATTACACCCGTAATTCCGAGCGTTTTGTTGAGGGTAAACACTTTTTCAAGGTTGTTGGTGATGAGTTGAAAATTTTGCGGGTTACTTTAAGTAACTCACAAAATTTGCAACCATCTTTAAGAGGGTTACAAATTTCCCCGAAAGCCCGCTCCCTCATCCTCTGGACAGAACGCGGAGCAGCCCGTCACGCCAAAATGCTCGAAACCGATCAGGCGTGGGAAGTGTTCGAAAAACTGGAAGACTGCTATTTCAGCCAGTGCGAGAAAAATACTGGCAAACAAGAGAAGAAGCTCAACGGGCTTTCCGCAAAAGAAACAGACAGCCTTGTATGGCTGTGGGATTATGCTAACCGCTCACAGGCATTATTCCGCGAATTGTATCCAGCGCTAAAGCAAATTCAATCGAACTTTAAAAAACTGCGAAACAGCAGAAGTGAGGTTGCATGAATATCTACGAAAGAATTGATGGCAGCAAATACCGAAATATTTGGGTAGTTGGCGATCTGCACGGATGCTACACGAACCTGATGAAAAAACTGGAGACGATAGGATTCGACACCAAAAAAGACCTGCTTATCTCGGTGGGCGATTTGGTTGATCGCGGTACAGAGAACGTAGAATGCCTGGAATTAATCACATTCCCCTGGTTCAGAGCTGTACGTGGAAACCATGAGCAAATGATGATTGATGGCTTATCAGAGCGTGGAAACGTCAATCACTGGCTGCTTAATGGCGGTGGCTGGTTCTTTAATCTCGATTACGACAAAGAAATTCTGGCTAAAGCTCTTGCCCATAAAGCAGATGAACTTCCGTTAATCATCGAACTGGTGAGTAAAGGAAAAAAATATGTCATCTGCCACGCCGATTATCCTTGTGATAAATACGAGTTTGGAAAGCCAGTTGATCATCAGCAGGTAATCTGGAACCGCGAACGAATCAGCAACTCACAAGACGGGATCGTGAAAGAAATCAAAGGCGCGGACACGTTCATCTTTGGTCATACGCCAGCAGTGAAACCACTCAAATTTGCCAACCAGATGTATATCGATACTGGCGCAGTGTTCTGCGGAAACCTCACATTGATTCAGGTACAGGGAGAAGGCGCATGAGACTCGAAAGCGTAGCTAAATTTCATTCGCCAAAAAGCCCGATGATGAGCGACTCACCACGGGCCACGGCTTCTGACTCTCTTTCCGGTACTGATGTGATGGCTGCTATGGGGATGGCGCAATCACAAGCCGGATTCGGAATGGCTGCATTCTGCGGTAAGCATGAACTAAGCCAGAACGACAAACAAAAGGCTATCAACTATCTGATGCAATTTGCACACAAGGTATCGGGGAAATACCGTGGCGTGGCAAAGCTTGAAGGAAATACTAAGGCAAAGGTACTGCAAGTGCTCGCAACATTCGCTTATGCGGATTATTGCCGTAGTGCCGCTACGCCGGGCGCAAGATGCAGAGATTGCCACGGTACAGGCCGTGCGGTTGATATAGCCAAAACAGAGCAGTGGGGGATAGTTGCTGAGAAAGAGTGCGGAAGATGTAAAGGCGTCGGTTATTCAAGAATGCCAGCAAGCGCCGCATATCGCGCTGTGACGATGCTAATCCCAAACCTTACCCAACCCACCTGGTCACGCACTGTTAAGCCGCTGTATGACGCTCTGGTTGTGCAATGCCACAAGGAAGAGTCAATCGCAGACAACATTTTGAATGCGATCACACGTTAGCGCCATGATTGCCACGGATGGCAACATATTAACGGCATAATATTGACTTTTTGAATAACTTTGGGGAAACTTGACACCAATAATGGGCGTTTTTTACATGTCATTGATGAGTCTCAATAACCTGCCGCCGAGTAGTTTTTATGCTCTGAATTGTATTTGTGTAGTAAACATGCTGACTGCAATGTAATAGAGTTTTTTTAGCCTGTAACCTCTTGACGGCATTGAATTGCTTTTGTTATGAGTTGTAAGCCAATGTTATCATCTTGTATTGGGGTGGTTATGAAGGATGGTGCGCTGCTCAGGAGTTCTTCACTTTTTATTGCCTACATGGGATGCCTTGGATGGGGGAGTGCTTATTTCTATGGATGGGGTACTTCTTTTTACTACGGCTTCCCATGGTGGATTGTAGGTGCAGGTGTTGATGATGTTGCCAGAAGTTTATTTTTTGCAGTTATCGTCATTGCTATATTTCTTATCGGTTGGGGTATTGGTGTTGTATTCTTTTTCGCAGTGAAAAGAAAACATTCTATGCAAGAGCTAAATGTATTTCGCCTTTATTTTGCTGTGGAATTATTGTTTGTGCCGGCAATTATTGAGTTTTCTATATTGAGACAGAAGATTCAGGTACCTCTTTTGCTACTGTCAGCAGCGATTGCGCTGGCGGTTACAATTTCGATAAGATCTTATGGGCGATTTTTATCGGTATCATGCTTCTATGATAAGCCATTTATAAAAAAACATTTTTTTGAGATTGTGATGATTGCTTTTGTGGCATATTTCTGGCTTTTTTCATTTCTGACAGGATATTACAAACCGCAGTTTAAGAAAGAATATGAAATGATTAATTATAATGATGGTTGGTATTATGTTCTTGCTCGTTATGATAATTGTCTGATTTTGTCTACTTCTTTCAATGCAGGTAGTAAAAGGTTTGTGATTTATCAATCAGCACAAGATAAGAATCTTCAGGTTGATATTGTAAGGACCAGAATTTAATTGGCTGCATAAATAATATTTTAAGTTGCAAGTTGGCTATTCGTAGGAATAGAACCTTAGGCATGCTGAATGCGTTTTCTGAACATTGTTTTATAAACTGTGTCTGCTTGCTGTTGTGATCCTGCTTTTAGTGATGGTGATGATGGATTTCACCAGCAGGATAATGTTGGTACTGACTGATGGCGCTCTGGTCTGCGGCATTGTGGTATTGCTGTGGCCGGTGATAAAAAGAAACAGCCTGCATAATGCTTGATTTTTTTGTTTACTGTTTATTAAAAATACTACTGCATGGTGAATCCCCCTGTGCGGAGGGGCAATCAGCAACCAGGTATATGTGATAATCGCGGATTCAGGTGCTGATACTGAATTCACCGGGAGGCACCCGGCACCATGCAAGAAAAAGAATGTGCATGCAAACATGCCCCTCTCCGGAGGGGCATTTTTTATGGGTAAAAAATGCCCGAATGGGTTCGGGCAATAGCATGAGATACTGATATTGTTGTGTTGTTATCGTGTGGATTTTAACCAGGGTTTATCAGGCTGCGCAACTGCGTGGCCTTTTTTCATTTCTTGGGCTGTAGTCCCCGTGTGTCATTCAGGCTTCCGGACTACAGCCCACTCCATATCTGATTTAATACACTATCCCGGCCGGGAGGAATAATGACATTTAAACATTATGATGTTGTCAGGGCGGCGTCGCCGTCAGACCTTGCGGAAAAGCTGACACACAAACTGAAAGAGGGCTGGCAGCCGTTTGGTAGTCCGGTGGCCATAACCCCTTATACCCTGATGCAGGCGATTACAGCAGAAGGTGATGTGGTGGTCAGTGGTGCAACTGAGCCGGATTGGTACTACGTCATCGTACTGGCCGGGCAGTCCAATGCCATGGCTTACGGTGAAGGGCTTCCGCTGCCGGATTCATACGATGCTCCGGATCCGCGCATTAAACAGCTGGCGCGCCGCAGTACAGTTACGCCGGGTGGGGCTGCCTGCAGATATAACGATATTATTCCGGCCGACCACTGCCTGCATGATGTGCAGGATATGAGTACGCTGAATCATCCGAAGGCAGACCTGAGCAAAGGGCAGTACGGCTGTGTCGGCCAGGGCTTACATATTGCCAAAAAACTGCTTCCGTATATCCCGAATAACGCGGGGATCCTGCTGGTACCATGCTGTCGTGGTGGTTCGGCATTCACCCAGGGCGCGGAGGGGACATTCAGTGCGGACGCGGGGGCCAGCCAGGATTCGGCGCGCTGGGGTGTGGGTAAACCGTTATATCAGGACCTGATTGCGCGCACTAAAGCTGCATTACAGAAGAACCCGAAAAATGTGTTGCTGGCGGTGTGCTGGATGCAGGGAGAGTTTGACATGAGCGCCGCCACCCACGCACAGCAACCTGCGCTGTTTACAGCCATGCTGGCACAGTTTCGTGCTGACCTCTCCGTGTTTAACGCGCAGTGCCATGGTGGCAGTGCTGCAGATGTGCCGTGGATTTGTGGTGACACGACGTATTACTGGAAAAATACCTACGGCACCCAGTACAACACCATTTACGGGGCGTACAAAAACAGGGAGAGTGAGGGCGTTTATTTTGTGCCCTTCATGACAGACGGTAACGGCGTCAATACCGCCACTAACGCGCCGGCAGAAGATCCGGATATTCCGGCATCAGGATATTACGGTGCGGCATCGAGAACGAATGGAAACCAGGTATCATCAAACCGCCCGACACATTTCAGTTCATGGGCGCGCAGGAGCATTATTCCGGATCGTATGGCAACCGCTATTCTGAACGCAGCCGGGCGCACCTCAGCCTTCATCAGTGGTAAGGCACCGGAAATCAAACCCTCGCCCGGCGGCAACACGCCATCGGGTCCGTCTGCAGATACGTCCGTTCGCACAATCTCCCTGCTGCCGGCAGCCGGAGAGGCTGCTGCGCAGGGCTGGAGCATTAAGGATGGCGGAATTCAGTTGTCAGATGGTGTATTTAAGATCACCAAGCAGAGCAATAAAACCTGGTCCCTGACGCATCCGGTGGATGACGCAATTACCCTGCTGACACAGGGCGGCAGACTGACCTGTAAGTTCCGCCTGTCAGGCGCACTGACCAACAATCAGTTCGGGCTGGGGATTTATCTGTATACGGATGCTCCCGTTCCTGATGGTGTGGCGATGACGGGTACCGGTAATCCGTTCCTGATGTCGTACTTCACTCAGACCACTGACGGCAGAGTGAATCTGATGCATCACAGGAAAGCCGGAAACACGAAGCTGGGGGAGTTCGGCGATTACGGTAACGACTGGCAGACGCTGGAGCTGGTGTTCACCGCCGGCAGTGCCACGGTTACTCCGAAACTGAATGGAGTGGCTGGCCCGGCATTCCAGGTCATAAAAGACAGTCTGACACTGGGGCTGAATGCGCTGACGCTGACGGATGTTACAAAAAATGCAGCGTATGGCGTTGAGATAGAAAGTCTGGTGCTGGAGATAAATGCACCCGCAGCATAATAAAAAAAGCCAGCGCCCACTCTGAAGGACGCTGGCTAAAACGGGTAGATGTACTTCACATGATACTTATATCTGGCAGTACATTTTCTGACAGATAGTGACGGATGTTGTCAAGATATTGTGTCATTTATAACCTGAATCAGGAGGTGGTCGGAATGTTATCTGGCATTTTTAGCAGAGCCTGAATGCCATAATCACGGCTCCTGGCGTTGGCCGTCAGTGGGTGACACTGGCGGCTTTTTTGTTTTTCTTTACTTTCATTTTCTGTCGGCGGTGACGGAGACATACATCAGATGGAAAAAATCACAACGGGTGTGTCATACACCACGTCAGCGGTGGGGACGGGATACTGGTTACTGCAGCTGCTGGACAAAGTCTCTCCGTCCCAGTGGGTGGCAATCGGTGTGCTGGGGAGTCTGCTGTTTGGCCTGCTGACGTATCTGACTAACCTTTATTTCAAGATTAAAGAAGATAAGCGTAAGGCGGCGCGGGGAGAGTAAAGCGATGAAGAAAAAATACGAACTGGTTGTTAAAGGGATAAATAATTACCCGGATAAGATTACTGTTACTGTGGCACTGGAAATTGGTGGGTATCCGTCACTGTTGTTGCCAGATGTGGCGATTAGTCTTGACCGTACTGAAGGTGCCACGCTGGAGTTTTACGAAGCGGAGGCGAAAAAGCAGGCGAAGCAGTTTTTCATGGATGTTGCTGCCGGGTTATGTGAAGGGGATGGTCCGTTACCGGAAAAGCGTCCCGTAATTTTAGAGGCGCAGGATGTGTTGATAACCTACAGAGGAAAACTACCGGGAATAATTACGGGTTCTCTGAAGACTCCACCGCTGGCCTGAAGACTTAACATATCCAGGGATTTGAAATCGATAAACCCTGATAAATATCCATGAACGCAAAAATCAGATACGGCCTGTCGGCTGCCGTTCTGGCGCTGATTGGTGCAGGGGCGTCTGCGCCTGAAATCCTCGACCAGTTTCTGGATGAAAAGGAAGGTAACCACACCACGGCATACCGTGATGGTGCGGGTATCTGGACCATCTGCCGCGGTGCCATCCTGGTGGATGGTAAACCTGTCGTTCCGGGCATGAAGTTGTCGAAGGAAAAATGCGACCGGGTTAACGCCATTGAGCGTGATAAGGCGCTGGCATGGGTGGAGAAAAACATCAAAGTGCCGCTGACCGAACCCCAGAAAGCGGGGATCGCGTCATTCTGTCCGTACAACATTGGTCCCGGTAAGTGTTTCCCGTCGACGTTTTACAGACGAATTAATGCAGGTGATCGAAAAGGTGCCTGCGAAGCGATTCGCTGGTGGATTAAGGACGGTGGCAGAGACTGCCGTATTCGCTCAAACAACTGCTACGGTCAGGTCTCACGGCGTGACCAGGAGAGCGCGCTGGCGTGCTGGGGAATTGACAGATAAGAAGAATATTTTGCTGAAAAATGAGGTTTGCTTACATGGACGGATAACACGAAATCCTGCAAATTGGCAAAATGTAAGTGAATAAAGTCAAAACAGTTGTTTAACACTCAGGCACCGTAATGATGCCTTTGTCATTTCTGCGCATCTCACGCGCATCTCACAACACAGAACCTTTCAGGATGACCCTTGAGGATACCGGTTTGGCTGTCGGTGCCTTTCTGTGGGCTGGATTCCTGTGAGACAAGGTTCATCACTAAAAGGAAATAACCGATGAATATGATGGCCGTGCCGTTTCACGGCAACTCTCTTTATGTAGTTAACCATAATGGCGAACCATACGTTCCCATGAAACCTGTCGTTGCGGGGATGGGGCTGGCCTGGCAATCACAGTTGGCTAAGTTAAGACAGCGTTTTGCGTCAACTATAACGGAAATCGTTATGGTTGCTGAGGATGGGAAACAACGCAATATGGTGTCCATGCCACTTCGAAAACTTGCCGGCTGGCTACAAACCATTAATCCCAACAAAGTAAAACCCGAAATCCGCGATAAGGTCATCCGGTATCAGGAAGAGTGCGACGATGTTCTTTACGAGTACTGGACGAAGGGTTTTGTCGTTAATCCCCGTAAAATGAGCGTGATGGAAGAACTCAACCAGGCTTGTGCTGACATGAAACGGGATAAAAACATTGCCAGTGTGTTTGCTACCGGGCTGAATGAGTGGAAACAGGTTAAAGCCGCGCATGTATCAAAAATCCGTACGCTGGTAAATGAAGCGAATATGCTGATTGATTTTGTCCTGGCTGATACAGGCAAAGGGAAAATAACAAAGGCGGATTGATGGGGTGGCTAATGATATCAGATAAACTCATAACGCTGGTGAAGAGCCTCTGTGTACTTGTCGGCATTTCATTTTTAGTCATGCTGGTTGCCATTTTCTTTTCCACCGCCTGGCGAGTCCTGACGTTATCGGGACTGGTGGGGTGAAAGAGAGATGAACCGTGTTCTGTGTGTGGTGATTATTGTCCTGGCGGTTGGCTGTGGTGCGCTGTGGCTGGCAACAAACCATTACCGTGACAACGCGCTCACCTACAAAGCGCAGCGCGATAAAAAAGCCAGAGAGCTGGAACAGGCGAATGCCACCATTACTGACATGCAGGTGCGCCAGCGTGATGTTGCTGCGCTCGATGCAAAATACTCGAGGGAGTTAGCCGATGCGAGAGCTGAAAATGAAACTCTGCGTGCTGATGTTGCCGCTGGTCGTAAGCGCCTGCGGATCAACGCCACCTGCTCCGGTACCGTGCGTGAAGCCACCGGCACCTCCGGCGTGGATAATGCAACCGGCCCCCGACTGGCAGACACCGCTGAACGGGATTATTTCATCCTCAGAGAACGGTTGATGACAATGCAGAAGCAGCTGGAAGGGGTACAGGACTATATCCGCACTCAGTGCCTGAACTAAGTTTTGCTGATGCGCCGTATCGTCGCCGTATTCCTGCATTAACAGAGACCGCAGCCCGACAGGGAGACTCCTCTGCGAGAGTGTGCGGGGATAATCAAAAACGATACACACCGGGGTTTACCGCGTAAACGGAGCGCGGCGTTCTCCCCTCATGGTCGCCCGTCCGGTGCGATGGTGGAAGAAACTGGAATCTGTTCAATAAAAAAACTGCCGTGTTGGAGTCACAGCAGTAATGTACTGATTGGGTAGAAGATTATTATTGTTATGCTTTATTCTTATTCTATATGGCTGATTATTTCAATTCGGAATTAATACAGCTAATGTCTGTGAGTTTTTATAAATTCAGCAATATAAAGAAATAGTTATATGAACAGCCATCGCAGAGCATACTGTGTATCATTCTTTTTTATAGTCAACTGACGGGCATATTTTATGTCTGCTGCCAGCTCCCGGCGGCAAGATTCAATGACCCACGCAGAAAAATTTTCTGAACCTTTCTGGTCAAGAGCGATGTTAATTTGTTCAATCATCTGGTTTGGAAATCGGATGTTGCGGGTTGTTGTTCTGCGGGGCTGGTTTTTCGATGACATTTTCTTTCCTCTGGTGACAAGCTATATGGCGAGGATTTTACATGGCTGTGCTTCGTACGTTACCGGGCAGAATCAAAACTCTGAACACCCGGCGGGTGAATATTCTGAAGGGTGAACAGCGTCGTGTCAGTGGCAGTGCACGTGTTTCCCTCAAGCGTCATATCTGGCTCAGGGATGCCGGGCAGTGCTGTCTCTGTGGTCGTGTGGTTGACCTCTGTGACAGTGAACTCGATCACCGAATTGCACTTCAGTTCGGTGGTGGTAATGAGGAGACGAATCTCTGGACGCTCTGTACCGAATGCCATCGACAAAAGTCTGCTCGTGAAGCGGCGGGTGGTATGCCGGACCCGACGCTGCCGGAGGTGTCCGGAGGTCATGGCAGGGCAGACGATATCATCGGACTGTGACCCGCCCCGGGGGGGGGATCATCCGGCGAAAAAAACGATCGCTCCGGACACCGCCCCCCCTCTCACGCAGAGAAAAAATTCCCGTTTCAGGGCAGTTAACATGTTAACTGGCTGCCCGGGCATTTTTTCGGTTTTTATCTTTATTATTCAGTTTGTTGTGCGAAAAAAATGTTAACTGGCTTTTTCAGCAAATGTTAACCAGGCAGCAGTTAACATTTGCGGCATGAGACGCCGGGAAAAATGGGCTGAACCATACCCGGCTGAGTGCGTTATGGACCCGGGAGGAGGCTGTGCTGACAACGCAAAAACGAAAATTTGCGCTGGCGCTCATGTCCGGGAAAAACAAAACAGCGTCAGCCATTGCCGCTGGTTATTCGGCGAAGACCGCCAGGGTTAAAGGCTCGCAGCTGGCAAAAGATCCGGAGGTGCTTGCGTTTATAGCCCGTAAACAATGCGAGACGGTGGAGGTGGATGAGGTTCCTGTTTACCGGCAGAAAAAATCAGAGCAGGAGGATAAACCCCGTCGCCGTGAGGCGGCTGCAATACCACAGCCGGACGAAAACAATCCGGAGATGCCACCGTCCGCGGTGATGTCTCCTGGTATTGAATATATGGAGGATGGTCTTCCCGATCCGGTGAAAGCGATGGGGCGTCTTCTGGTGGAGAACATTAATACCGACCCTAGGCTGGCGCTGGATGCGGCTTATAAGCTGGCGCAGTTCACGCACCATAAAAAAGGGGATGCCGGTAAAAAATCGGCAAAAGGTGACGCGGCGAAAAAAGCGGCTAACCGTTTTGCGGTGCCACCACCACCCCGCCTGGTGGTGAATAATGATAATGAGGGCAACGGATGATACCTGTGTGGAGCACGGCCTGCCCGGACTGGGCAGAGCGCCTGAAAAAGGGGCTGTCGATTATTCCGGCTCCGATTTATCCGGACCAGGCTGCACATGCACTGGCGATTTTTAAACAACTGCGGATTGTGGATGCACCGGGTAGCCCGACATTCGGGGAGTCCTGTGCACCGTGGGTGTTTGACCTGGTGGCGGCCCTGTTTGGCTCCTACGATGCGCAGACCGGTGTTCGCCATATCAAGGAAGTGTTTATCCTTATCCCCAAGAAAAACAGTAAGTCCACGCTGGCTGCGGGGATCATGATGACGGCGCTGTTACTGAACTGGCGGCAGGCGGCGGGCTACACCATTCTGGCCCCGACCGTGGAGGTGGCGGCTAACGCCTTCAACCCTGCCAGGGATATGGTACGACGGGACGATGATCTGGATGACCTCTGTCAGGTGCAGACACATATCCGGACCATCACCCATCGGGTGACGGACACCACCCTGAAGGTGGTGGCAGCCGATCCGAATACGGTGTCCGGTATCAAGTCCGTGGGGACACTGATTGATGAACTGTGGCTGTTTGGCAAGCAGTACAAGGCGGAAGACATGCTACGTGAAGCCATCGGCGGGCTTGCCTCCCGTCCGGAAGGGTTTGTGGTGTATACGACCACCCAGTCGAATGAACCGCCCGCCGGGGTGTTCAGACAGAAACTGCAGTATGCCCGGGATGTCCGTGACGGCAAAATTCATGATCCGCACTTTCTGCCGGTGATTTTTGAGCATCCTCCTGAAATGGTGGAAAGCGGGGCTCACCTGCTGATGGAAAACCTCGCCATGGTTAACCCGAATCTCGGTTATTCGGTGGATGAGGCCTTTCTGTACCGGGAGTACCGTAAAGCCCGGGAGGCTGGTGAGGAAGCATTTCGTGGCTTCATGTCAAAACACGCCAATGTGGAAATCGGTCTTGCCCTGCGTTCTGACCGCTGGGCGGGCGCGGATTTCTGGGAGCAGCAGGGCAGGCGCGTCAGCCTGGACGATATCCTGCAGCGCGCTGATGTGGTGACGGTGGGGATTGACGGCGGGGGCCTGGATGATCTGCTGGGAATGTACGTGACTGGCCGTGACAGGGAAACCCGCGAATGGCTGGGCTGGGGCCATGCCTGGGTGCATGAAACCGCGGTGGTCAGACGGAAGAGTGAGGCATCCCGGTTTCAGGATTTTGTGGCCTGTGGAGACATGACGATTGTCCGTCGGGTCGGGGATGACACGGCGGAAGTGGCGGAGTATGTGCGTCGTATTCATGAGGCTGAGTTACTGGATCATATCGGTATTGACCCGTCAGGTGTGGGGCAGATTCTGGATTCACTGGCGGAAGCCGGGATCCCCGATGAGAGTGTGGTGGGGATAAGCCAGGGCTGGAAGCTGGGCGGGGCCATCAAAACCACCGAGCGCAAACTGGCTGAAGGGGTGCTGATTCACGGTGATCAGCCCCTGATGGCCTGGTGTGTCGGTAATGCCCGGGTGGAGCCTAAAGGTAACGCCATTCTTATCACCAAACAGGCCAGCGGACGGGGAAAAATTGACCCGCTGATGGCGCTCTTCAATGCGGTGTCCCTGATGTCCCTGAATCCGGAACCGAAAAAGAAAGCGTATGAGGTTTTTTTCATATAACCCTGCTCACCCTGTAACCATCATGAACCGCTGCGGCGGTTTTTTTATTTTCAGGAGGCTGATGTGACTCTTAAACGGGCCTGTTCCCTGCTGACGGGTAACCGGCTCATTTAAACCGTCTGGTCTGTTTCCTCCGGCTCTACAAAAATAATGTCCATCATTTTTAATGGACACTATCGTATGAAACACCGGACCTGGATCACTGAAGCTTTACGTCTTCACTTTGAAGAACATTTACCCCGGGTTGTGGCCGGGCGTCGCCTGAGTGTACCAAAATCAACAGTTTGTAGTATGTTCGTGCGCTTTCGGAGAGCTGGCCTTTCGTGGCCTTTGCCCGCAGGCATGTCGGAGCAGGAACTTGATGCCTGCCTTTACGGACAATTTTCCACGGTACCAGTCGTACGTCCTGAAAGCACCGTTATATCCGAAGCCCCCGTGGAAAAAAAACGTCCCCGGCGGCCCAACTTCCCTTATGAGTTTAAAATCGCCTTAGTGGAGCAGTCACTACAGCCCGGAGCCTGTGTGGCGCAGATCGCCCGGGAAAACGGAATCAACGATAACCTGCTCTTCAACTGGCGCCATCAATACCGGAAAGGTGGCCTGCTGCCTTCCGGAAAAAATATGCCGGCACTGCTTCCCGTGACGTTAACGCCGGAGCCGGATAATAAAATCCCGGCCCCCGCACAGGAACCAGAGCAGATAAATACACCGTCCGACAGTCTGTGTTGTGAGCTGGTTCTGCCGGCCGGAACTCTCAGGCTTAAAGGTAAACTGACGCCGGCGTTATTACAGACACTTATCCGCGAAATAAAAGGGAGCAGCCACTGATGATATCTCTCCCTGCAGGTTCGCGTATCTGGCTGGTTGCAGGTATCACCGATATGCGAAATGGCTTTAACGGCCTGGCATCAAAAGTTCAGAACGTCCTGAAGGATGACCCGTTCTCCGGACACCTGTTCATCTTCCGCGGACGCCGGGGTGACCAGATAAAAGTGTTGTGGGCTGACAGTGACGGACTGTGCCTCTTCACCAAACGCCTGGAGCGGGGCCGCTTCGTCTGGCCAGTCACCCGTGACGGCAAGGTGCACCTTACTCCGGCTCAGTTATCCATGCTTCTTGAAGGTATCAACTGGAAGCACCCGAAACGAACGGAACGCGCTGGAATCCGCATATAACCCGTTGTAAAGTGAGGATATGGACACCTCACTTGCTCATGAGAACGCCCGCCTGCGGGCACTGTTGCAGACGCAACAGGACACCATCCGCCAGATGGCTGAATACAACCGCCTGCTCTCACAGCGGGTGGCGGCTTATGCTTCCGAAATCAACCGGCTGAAGGCGCTGGTTGCGAAACTGCAACGTATGCAGTTCGGTAAAAGCTCAGAAAAACTTCGTGCAAAAACCGAACGGCAGATACAGGAAGCACAGGAGCGAATCAGCGCACTTCAGGAAGAAATGGCGGAAACGCTGGGTGAGCAATATGACCCGGTACTGCCATCCGCCCTGCGCCAGTCTTCAGCCCGTAAACCGTTACCGGCCTCACTTCCCCGTGAAACCCGGGTTATCCGGCCGGAAGAGGAATGCTGTCCTGCCTGTGGTGGTGAACTCAGTTCTCTGGGATGTGATGTGTCAGAGCAACTGGAGCTTATCAGCAGCGCCTTTAAGGTTATCGAAACACAACGTCCGAAACAGGCCTGTTGCCGGTGCGACCATATCGTGCAGGCACCAGTACCTTCAAAACCCATTGCACGCAGTTATGCCGGAGCGGGGCTTCTGGCCCATGTTGTCACCGGGAAATATGCAGACCATCTGCCGTTATACCGCCAGTCAGAAATATACCGTCGTCAGGGAGTGGAGCTGAGCCGTGCCACACTGGGGCGCTGGACAGGTGCTGTTGCTGAACTGCTGGAGCCGCTGTATGACGTCCTGCGCCAGTATGTGCTGATGCCCGGTAAAGTCCATGCTGATGATATCCCCGTCCCGGTCCAGGAGCCGGGCAGCGGTAAAACCCGGACAGCCCGGCTGTGGGTCTACGTCCGTGATGACCGTAACGCCGGTTCACAGATGCCCCCGGCGGTCTGGTTCGCGTACAGTCCGGACCGGAAAGGTATCCATCCACAAAATCACCTGGCCGGTTACAGCGGTGTGCTTCAGGCCGATGCTTACGGTGGTTACCGGGCGTTATACGAATCCGGCAGAATAACGGAAGCCGCGTGTATGGCTCATGCCCGGAGAAAAATCCACGATGTGCATGCAAGAGCGCCCACCTACATCACCACGGAAGCCCTGCAGCGTATCGGTGAACTGTATGCCATCGAGGCAGAGGTCCGGGGCTGTTCAGCAGAACAGCGTCTGGCGGCAAGAAAAGCCAGAGCCGCGCCACTGATGCAGTCACTGTATGACTGGATACAGCAACAGATGAAAACACTGTCGCGTCACTCAGATACGGCAAAAGCGTTCGCATACCTGCTGAAACAGTGGGATGCACTGAACGTGTACTGCAGTAATGGCTGGGTGGAAATCGACAACAACATCGCAGAGAACGCCTTACGGGGAGTGGCCGTAGGCCGGAAAAACTGGATGTTCGCGGGTTCCGACAGCGGTGGTGAACATGCGGCGGTGTTGTACTCGCTGATCGGCACATGCCGTCTGAACAATGTGGAGCCAGAAAAGTGGCTGCGTTACGTCATTGAACATATCCAGGACTGGCCGGCAAACCGGGTACGCGATCTGTTGCCCTGGAAAGTTGATCTGAGCTCTCAGTAAATATCAATACGGTTCTGACGAGTCGCTTACGCTGACGGTGAAATCCTTCAGTGAGGATGAACGGGTGATCACCGGGATTGCGTCAACGCCTTCTCCGGATCGGGATGGTGACATCCTGGAGCCGGAGGGGGCGGAGTTTGGCAGTACGATCCCGTTTCTCTGGCAGCATGACCATTCCCGCCCTGTAGGCCAGTGTACGGTGCGTCGGGTCAGCGAAGGGCTGGAAATCACGGCAACACTGGTGAAGCCGGAGCCGGGGATGCCCTCCCAGATGGCAGCCCGGCTGGATGAGGCCTGGGCTGCCATTAAGACCGGGCTGGTCAGGGGGCTTTCTGTGGGCTTCCGGCCCCATGAATACACTTATCTGGACGGAGGCGGACTGCATTTTCTGCGCTGGGAGCTGATGGAGGTGTCTGCCGTCACCGTGCCCGCGAATGCGGAATGCACCATCCGGACCATTAAATATTTCGACCGCCCGTTTTCTGCCGCGTCCGGCAACCGGAAACCGGTGGTGAAAATCGCATCTTCTGCCGGCGCTTCGGCACAGTCAATAACCTCTTTTCATAAGGAAAAGTCAGCAATGAATACTGGTGAACAGATTAAAAGTTTTGAAAACAAGCGTGCGGCGCTGGCAGCCTCCCTTGAGGAGATCATGAACAAAGCCGCAGAGGAAGGCCGCACACTGGATGTGGAAGAGGAAGAGCACTACGACAACACCGCAGCGGAAATCCGTCAGGTGGATGCGCACCTGAAGCGTCTGCGTGAACTGGAAACCAGTAAGGCCGCCACGGCACAGCCGGTGAAACAGGCCGGTAACGGGAATGTGGCCACGGTGGCTTCAGCGCCGGTGATCCGTGTTGAGCAGAAACTGGAGAAGGGGATTGGTTTCGCCCGCTTTGCCAAATCACTGGCCGCGGCTAAAGGTGTCCGCTCTGAAGCCCTGGAAGTGGCCCGTCGTCAGTATCCGGATGACAGCCGTCTGCATCATGTCCTGAAATCGGCGGTGGGGGCAGGGACCACCACGGACCCGCAGTGGGCAGGCAGCCTGTCTGAATACCAGGAATATGCGCAGGACTTTATTGATTACCTGCGTCCGCAGACCATTATCGGGCGATTTGGTCAGGGCGGGATCCCTGCACTTCGTCAGGTGCCGTTCAATATCCGCGTGCATGCCCAGGTGTCCGGTGGTGCTGCCGGCTGGGTGGGTGAGGGTAAGGCCAGACCCCTGACGAAGTTTGATTTTGAATCCATCACCTTCAGTCATGCGAAAGTGTCGGCCATTGCGGTACTGACGGAAGAATTGATCCGTTTTTCCAGTCCGGCTGCTGATGCACTGGTCCGTAATGCGCTGGCGGAAGCGGTGGTGGCGCGTCTGGACACAGACTTTGTGGACCCGAAAAAAGCGGCGGTGGCGGATGTCTCCCCGGCGTCCATCACCCATGATGTGAAGGGCACGGCATCAACCGGTAACCCGGATGCGGATGCCGAGGCCGCGTTTGGCCAGTTTGTGACGGCAAATCTGCAGCCCACCGGTGCGGTCTGGCTGATGTCCAGCACGAATGCCCTGGCGCTGTCCATGCGTAAAAATGCGCTGGGGCAGAAGGAATATCCGGACATGACCTTGCTGGGCGGGACCTTCCAGGGGCTTCCGGTAATTGTCTCCCAGTATGTGGGTGACCAGCTGGTACTGGTGAATGCACCGGATATTTATCTGGCTGATGACGGCGGTGTGGCGGTGGATATGTCCCGTGAAGCGTCACTGGAGATGCAGTCTGAACCGACCAGCGACAGCAGCACACCGTCACCGGTGGAACTGGTCTCCATGTTTCAGACCGGCAGCGTGGCCATCCGTGCGGAGCGCTGGATCAACTGGCGTCGTCGCCGTACCGCGGCAGTGGCGGTGATCACCGGTGTGAACTACGGAACTGCGTCCGGTGGCTGAGTCTGATGAGGAGGGCGGGAGGCGCGAGCTTCCCGCAGTAACAGATGGCAAAAATCCAGTATCTGCAGGGCACGCATGATGCCCGGGCCGGGGATATCCGTGATGTGGCACAGCCGTGTGCGGAGGTGCTGGTTCGCCTGGGGAAGGCGGAGTACATCACAGCGCGACGTCCGGCAGGTCAGAAAAAGAAACGTGATGCGGAGCATGGCGAATGTGGAACCTTTTACGGCGAACCCGAAAAAACCAGAAATCAGGACGTGACGTAAGAGAGGCGGGCTGGACCAGCCTGTTTCAGGCGGTGGCTGAGCCCTTTTCCGGCGCCTGGCAGCAGGGCGTGAAAGCCGATCCTGAAGCCGTCCTCTCCTTTCATGCGGTGTTTGCATGTATTTCGCTGATATCCCAGGATATCGCCAAAATGCGGCTGCGTCTTATGCAGACGGATGCGCATGGGATACGCAGGGAAACGCGCCGGGGGGATATTGCCCGCCTCTGTCGTCGTCCCAACGCCCAGCAGAACCGCATCCAGTTTTTTGAACTGTGGCTGAACGCCAAACTGCGTCATGGCAATACGGTGGTGCTGAAAATCCGTAATGCCCGGGGGCAGATCAAAGAACTGCGTATTCTGGACTGGAGCCGGGTTGAACCTCTGGTGGCGGATGACGGCGAGGTGTTCTACCGCATCACGCCGGACCGGAACTGCGGGATCACGGAGGCGGTGACGGTGCCTGCCCGGGAAGTGATCCACGACCGGTTTAACTGTTTTTTTCATCCGCTTATAGGATTGCCGCCGGTGTATGCCGCCGGGCTGGCGGCCACGCAGGGGCATCATATTCAGGAAAATTCGACGTCTTTTTTCAGAAATGGCGGCAGGCCGTCCGGGGTGATTGAGATCCCCGGCAGTATTACGGAAGAAAATGCGAAAAAACTGAAGAGCAACTGGGACAGCGGGTATACAGGCGAAAATGCGGGGAAAACGGCCATTCTGAGCAACGGGGCAAAATACAACCCCACGACGTTTTCACCTGTGGATGCGCAGACGGTGGAACAACTGAAGATGACCGCTGAAATTGTCTGTTCGGTGTTCCGTGTCCCGGCCTACAAGATTGGCGTTGGCCACCCGCCTTCCAGTGACAACGTGGAGGCGCTGGAGCAGCAGTATTATTCCCAGTGTCTGCAGACGCTGATTGAGTCCATTGAGCTGTTACTGGATGAGGCGCTGGAAACGGGGGAAAACGAGAGCACGGAGTTTGACGTCACCACGCTGCTGAGAATGGACAGCGAACGGCGCATGAAAACACTGGGTGAATCGGTGAAAAATACGCTTCTCACGCCCAATGAGGCCCGTAAACGTGAGAACCTGCCGCCCCTTGCCGGCGGTGATGCACTGTATCTTCAGCAGCAGAACTACAGTCTGGAGGCGCTGTCCCGTCGTGATGCCCGTGAGGACCCGTTCGCGTCGGCCGGGAAAACAGTTTCAGCACAACTGCCTGACGGCGCATCTGACGGTAATAAGGCAATCAGTGAAACAGAGCATGATGCAGTGAAAGCGATGTTCAGGGGGATACTGAGAAAATGACGGAACGGGAACTGTCCATTATTCGTGCACTGGGCGAAGAATTCTCCACGGTGCTGGCGGATTTACAGCGCACATTTGAGGGGAAGATGGCCGCGCAGGCACAAGCGTTTGAAGAGAAACTGGCTTCCCTGTCGGCGGTATTACAGAAGCATGTGACGGTGGATGAGGTACATCCGGTTCTGCAGGCGATGGTGGATGACGCTGTGGGGACCATTCCGGTACCGCGTGATGGTCGTGATTATGATCCGGATGTACTGCAGCAGGCGGTGAATGATGCGGTTGCGAATATTCCGGTACCGGCGGACGGCAAAAGTATCACCCCCGATGATGTGCGTCCGATGCTTGAGCAGATGGTGAAAGAGGCTGTAAGCCATATCCCTGCTCCGCGTGACGGTCGTGATTATGATCCGGAAGTACTGAAGCAGGCGGTGAATGATGCGGTTGCGAATATTCCGGTACCGGCGGACGGCAAAAGTATCACCCCCGATGATGTGCGTCCGATGCTTGAGCAGATGGTGAAAGAGGCTGTAAGCCATATCCCTGCTCCGCGTGACGGTCGTGATTATGATCCGGAAGTACTGAAGCAGGCGGTGAATGATGCGGTTGCGAATATTCCGGTACCGGCGGACGGCAAAAGTATCACCCCCGATGATGTGCGTCCGATGCTTGAGCAGATGGTGAAAGAGGCCGTAAGCCATATCCCTGCTCCGCGTGATGGTCGTGATTACGATCCGGAAGTACTGAAGCAGGCGGTTCTGGAGGCGGTGAATGCCCTTCCGGCTCCGCAGGACGGGCGTGATGCCACGGCACTGGAAGTGCTCCCCGCTATTGACGATCAAAAATCCTTTCCCCGGGGCACGTATGCCACACACCTGGGTGGACTCTGGCGGGCGTATGAAAAAACGCACGGGATGCGGGGATGGGAATGCCTGGTTGACGGGGTGGCGGATATCGACGTCAGCATGACGGATGAGCGGTTGTTCTCTGTGGTGGTCCGGCAGAGCAGTGGCCAGTGTACGGAAAAAACATTTTCCCTGCCGGTGATGCTCTACCGCGGTGTGTTCAGAGCCGGTGAAACCTACCACCCCGGCGATACGGTGACGTGGGGGGGCTCGCTGTGGCACTGCAACAGTATGACCGGTGATAAACCCGGAGAAGCTCATTCATCAGGCTGGACCCTGGCTGCAAAACGTGGACGGGATGCAGGAGGCGGAAAATGACGGCATTACTGACACTGGAAGAGATCAAGGCACATCTGCGTGTCGACCATGACGCGGATGATGACATGCTGATGGACAAGGTTCGTCAGGCTACCGCCGTGCTGCTGGCCTACATTCAGGGCAGCCGGGATAAAGTGATTCGTGAGGACGGTGAACTGATCCCGGGCGAGGCATTAACCCGGATGAAGGGGGCTGCCATGCGACTGACCGGGATGCTGTACCGGAATCCGGATCTTGCGGAGCGGGAAGAACTGCTTCAGGGGGAGCTGCCGTTTTCTGTTTCCGTGCTGATTTACGATTTGCGTTGTCCGACGGTGTTATGAGGAGGGGGAATGGCAATATCTGCAGGTCGTCTGACACAGATGATAAGTGTTCTGAACCCGGTGTTAACCCGTAACGCTGCCGGAGAAATGACGGAAGAATGGGTGTCATGCGGGAAAATTCATGCGGATATCCGTGGCAGGAGCAGCCGGGAGCGGATGCAGTCCGGTGCGGAAATGGCGCAGGCGGAAATCCGCATCTGGGTGCGCGGTCAGTCCGGCCGGGAAATCACGGCAGCGTCACGACTTCATGTGCTGAGTGGTCCATGGCGTGACCGGATCCTGAACGTTGTCGGGCTGCCCGTGCCGGATGCGACCGGCGGGCGTCTGGAAATTCTCTGTCGGCTGGGAGGGGAAAAATGATCGAAACCCTGCTGGATTTTTCGGGGCTGGAGGACATCAGCCGCGATTTGCAGCTTCTGAGTGGTGCGGAAAATAACCGGGTGCTGCGTGAGGCAACCCGTGCGGGTGCGAATGTGCTGAAAGAAGAAGTGGTGTCACGGGCACCGGTACGCAGGGGAAAACTTCGCCGCAATGTGGTGGTCCTTTCCCGGTGCTCCCGCGATGGCGGGATGGAATCCGGTGTGCATATCCGTGGTGTTAATCCGGACACCGGTAACAGCGATAACACCATGAAGGCGGATAACCCGCGCAATGCTTTCTACTGGCGGTTTGTGGAAATGGGGACCGTGAATATGCCACCGCACCCGTTTGTGCGCCCGGCATTTGATGTGCGCAGTGAACAGGCGGCACAGGTGGCGATTGCGCGGATGAACCGGGCCATTGATGAGGTACTGAGACGATGACGGAGGCGGATTTGTATCCTCATCTGGCGCATCTTGCCGGCGGGCAGGTGTACCCGTATGTGGTCCCCCTGCTGGATGGCAGGCCGTCGGTGGCGCTTCCGTGGGTGGTTTTCAGCCTGATTTCATCGGTGTCGGCGGACGTGATGGGCGGGCAGGCGGAGTCCTCAGTGTCGGTGCAGATAGACGTTTATGCCGGGACTGTGACGCAGGCGCGTCAGATACGTCAGGACGCCCGTGAAGCCATAATGCTGCTGGCCCCGGGATCCGTCAGTGAAATGCAGGACTATATTCCGGAAAACCGCTGTTACCGTGCAACCCTGGAGTTTCAGGTCACGGTGTAATTTTTTCAACAGAACCCATAACCCGCCGCGTGCGGGTTTTTTATTATCAGGAGGCAGAATGTCTGCTTTGTATGAACGTTCACAGCTGACGCAGGTGATGATTTCATCTGCCCCGGCGACTGCTGAAACCATGGAGAAGGCGGAATATCTGCGCCTGGACTGCACCATCAAGGAAGTCCAGTTCACCGCCGGTCAGAAACAGGATATTGATGTGACCACGCTCTGCTCCACAGAGCAGGAGAACATCAACGGTCTGGGGGCGTCGTCCGAGATTTCCATGTCGGGTAATTTTTATCTGAATCAGGCCCAGAACGCCCTGCGTGATGCCTATGACAATGACACGGTGTATGCGTTTAAGGTGCAGTTTCCGTCCGGTAAGGGCTTTAAGTTCCTGGCGGAAGTGCGTCAGCACACCTGGTCATCCGGTACCAACGGCGTGGTGGCTGCAACGTTTTCACTTCGCCTGAAGGGTAAACCGGTGTCCTATGTGGTACCGCTGGCGTTTGTGAAAAATCTGGAGAAGACACTTACCGTGAATACCGGTGCGCTGCTGACAATGTCAGTCAGTGTCAACGGGGGAACGCCGCCTTATAAACACGCCTGGAAGAAGGATGGTCAGCCGGTAGAGGGACAGACTACTGACACTTTCAGTAAAGCCAATACGCAGTCAGGTGATAAGGGGGCTTATACCTGCGAGGTAACGGATTCTGCAGAACAGCCGCAGAGCATTACCTCTGATGCGTGTACAGTAACGGTTAATGGTGCGGGCGGATAAGGCTTATGGCAAAAGATCTGAAAACACTGGCGCTGGCCAGACTGTCGGGGTTCCGTCATAAAACGGTGAAGGTGCCGGAATGGAGAAATGTCAGCGTGGTGCTGCGGGAGCCTTCGGCAGAGGCCTGGTATCTGTGGAAGGAAGTGCTCAATGGTGATGGAGAGGATGACGATACCCTGTCGGTGGTGGCGAAAACCCGCCGTAACCTGGAAGCGGATGTGACGCTGTTCTGCGATGTCCTGTGTGATACTGACCTGCAACGGGTGTTCACTCCGGACGACCGTGAGCAGGTGCTGGCCGTCTATGGTCCGGTACATGCCCGGTTGCTGCGTCAGGCACTGGAACTGATCGCTGATGCAGAGTCGGCCAGAAAAAAGTAGCCCGCCCGGAAATTCGCTTTCTGATGCGACTTGCGCTCCGTCTGGGGCGCACCTTATCCGAACTGCGGCACAGCCTGAGTGCGAGCGAGGCGATGATGTGGATGGAGTTCGACAGGGTATCCCCGCTGGGTGATGAGCGCGGGGATATCCGTAATGCACAGATCGTGAAAGCGGTTTTCGGGGCACAGGGGATGAATGTTGCACTGAAGGACGCCATGCTCTGCTGGGGCGAGGATGAGGATAAGCCGGAGGTGGATCCGTTTGCGGCGCTGGAAGACGCGCTGAGCCTTGCAGCAATGTCATAAATAATGATGAAAACCTGCTGTGGCAGGTTTTTTTTGCCCGGAGAAAGGTGAATGGCGACGTTACGTGAACTGATTATCAAAATTTCGGCAAATTCACAGTCATTCCAGTCGGAGATCCAGCGGGCGTCCCGTATGGGCAGTGAATATTACCGGACCCTGCAGAATGGCGGACGTCAGGCTGCTGCGGCAGCCAGGGAGCAGCGCCGGGCTCTGGCTGAGCTGCACAGCCAGTTGACGGAAATCCGCGCTTCGGCTGTCGGAATGACCGGTGCGTTTGCCGGTGCCTTTGCCACCGGACACCTGATTTCGCTGGCGGATGAATGGAGCTCCGTGAATGCCCGTCTGAAACAGGCGTCGCAGTCATCGGATGAATTTGCGTCATCACAGAAAGTGCTGATGGATATCAGCCAGCGGACAGGCACCGCATTTTCGGATAATGCGGCCCTGTTTGCCCGTTCGGCTGCCTCGATGCGTGAATATGGTTACAGTGCTGATGATGTGCTGAAGGTGACGGAGGCCATTTCGACAGGGCTGAAAATCTCCGGTGCCAGTACGGCAGAGGCGGGCTCGGTGATCACCCAGTTCAGCCAGGCGCTGGCGCAGGGTGTATTGCGTGGTGAGGAGTTTAATTCGGTCAATGAAAGTGGTGACCGGATCGTACGTGCACTGGCTGCGGGTATGGGCGTGGCCCGTAAAGATCTGAAGGCAATGGCGGATGACGGAAAACTGACAGCGGATAAAGTGGTCCCCGCGTTAATCAGCCAGCTGGGGATATTACGTGATGAATATGCGGCCATGCCGGAAACGGTTTCCAGTAGTATCAGAAAGGTGGAAAACGCCTTTATGGCCTGGGTGGGCGGTGCGAATGAGGCCAGCGGGGTGACAAAAACGCTCTCCGGCATGCTGAACGGTGTTGCCGGACAGATTGATAATGTGGCAACAGCCGTGGGCGCGCTGGTTGCCGTCGGGGTTGCCCGGTACTTTGGCAATATGGCCTCCGGAGCGATGTCTGCCACGGCAGGACTTGTGACGGCTGCACGTAATGAAGTTGCACTGGCGGAAGCACAGTTCAGGGGAACGCAGATTGCCACGGCGCGGGCAAGGGCAGCCGTGTACCGTGCTCAGCAGGCCGTGGCGGCAGCCCGCGGGACGGAGATGCAGATTGCTGCAGAGGCCCGTCTGGCGGCCACACAGGAACGCCTGAACAGAAATATTGCTGCCAGAAGCGCCGCCCAGAATGCGCTGAACAGTACAACGGCGGTGGGCTCACGTCTGATGAGCGGTGCGCTGGGGCTGGTTGGTGGCGTACCCGGACTGGTGATGCTGGGGGCTGCAGCATGGTACACGCTGTACCAGAATCAGGAGCAGGCCAGGGAGTCTGCGCGCCAGTATGCACTGACGATAGATGAAATCGCGCATAAAACGCCGTCAATGTCTTTGCCTGAAGCCTCAGATAATGAAGGACGAACACGGGCGGCGCTGACAGAGCAGAACCGGCTGATTGATGAACAGGCCAGTCGGGTGAAATCCCTGCAGGAAAAAATCGCAGGATATCAGTATGTTCTGGCGAACCCGGGCTGGACGACCGGTGACGGATTCATGATAAACCATCTGACCTCGGTGAAGACCGTAACGGAAGGGCTTGCTCAGGCAACAGAGCAGCTTGCCGTTGAGCAGTCCCGTCTGGCACAGATGCAGGAAAAAGCGCAGTCCATTCAGGATGTGCTTGCCGGGCTGGAAGACCGTCGTGTGGCGTTAATTCGTCAGCAGGCGGCAGAGCAGAATAAGGTGTACCAGTCCATGCTGGTTATGAATGGTCAGCATACGGAATTCAACCGTCTGCTGGGGCTGGGTAATGAACTGCTTCAGCAGCGGCAGGGACTGGTGAATGTGCCGTTACGGCTGCCACAGGCCACTCTGGATGATAAACAGCAGAGTGCCCTGACAAAAACAGAGCGTGAGCTGGCCCTGTCCAGACTGAAAGGGGAAGAAAAAGAGCGTGTCCGGCTGGGGTATGCGGCGGATGACCTCGGTTTTGTGGGTGATCCGTATCAGGAGGCGAGACAGCGTTATATCAGTAATGCCCTGGAAGCCTGGCGCAATAACGAGGCGAATAAACCCAAATCCCGGGGTGGAAAATCAGAGACGGAAAAAGCGGAAGACAGTTTTTCCCGGCTGCTGAAGCAGCAGAAAGAGCAACTGGCACTGGTGGGGCAGAATACAGAGCTGGCGAAGCTGAAATACCAGACTGCGCAGGGCGAACTGAAAACCCTGACGGAGATGCAGAAGCAGGAGCTGCTGCGTAATGCGGCCCTGATTGACCAGCAAAAAATCCGGGAACAGTTGCGATCCCGGGAAGAGACACTGAAGAATGAGAATGCGGCTGCGCGTGCGTCGAATGATGCTGAACTGCTGGGGTACGGGCAGGGGGAACGAGCCAGAGAACGCATGCGGGAGTTGCAGCAGATCCGCGACAGCTTCCGCCAGAAGGATGCGGACCTTCAGTCTCAGTATCAGACCGGGGATATCAGTGAGGATTTTTACAGACAGGCACGGGCACAGAACGCGCAGTATCTGAGCGAACGCCTTAAGGACCAGGCAGCCTTTTATGCTGAATCGGATGCGCAGCGTGCGGACTGGCAGAAAGGCTTGCAGGAGGGGCTCAGTAACTGGGTGGACAATGCATCCGATTACGCCTCTCAGGCAGCACAGCTGGCAACTGAGGGGATTTCAGGACTGGTGAATAACATCACGGAGATGCTGAACGGAAATAAAGTGGAATGGCGCAACTGGGCCTCATCCGTACTGCAGGAAATATCAAAAGTTCTTATGAATGCGGCCATTGTCAACGGAATTAAGACGGCGGCAAACGGTATGTCCGGTGCGGGAGGATTTCTCGGCAGCATTGGTGACTGGCTGGGCGGAGCGGTGGCCAATGCAAAAGGCGGCGTGTATACCTCGGCAAACCTGAGTGCGTACAGCAACAGTATTGTGGATACGCCCACGTACTTTGCCTTTGCAAAAGGGGCCGGGCTGATGGGGGAGGCCGGACCTGAAGCCATTATGCCTCTGACGCGGGCGGCGGATGGCTCGCTGGGTGTGCGCGCGGTGGGTAGTATGAACGGCAGTGCGGGTCTGGTGTATTCCCCGGTCTACCATATCGCCATTCAGAATGACGGGACTAATGGCCAGATAGGGCCGGAGGCGGCAGGCAGTCTTGTGCAGCTGATTGACCAGCGGGTGCAGGCGGTGATGCTGTCCATGCGACGTGACGGAGGAATGCTGAGTGGCTGAGATAAAAACGCTGCATCTGGTCCCGCGTGAAGGGATGCAGGTGAGTGAGAAGCCGTCGGTGGTGAGGGTGCGGTTTGGTGACGGTTATGAACAGCGCCGCCCCACAGGGCTGAATCCTCAACTGAAGACGTTTCAGGCGGTGTTCCGGGTGACGGATGAGTCAACCCGGCGCTGGCTGGAAGAGTTTTTATCGTGGCATGGTGGTTACCGTGCCTTTTTGTGGCGACCGCCGAAACATAACCGGACGGTGAGGGTTGTGTGCCGGGAGTGGAGTGTCACGGATAATGCCCGGTACAGTGATTTCAGTTGCACGATAGAGCAGGTGGTGAACTGATGCAGGATATTCACGAAGAAAGCCTGAACGAGTCGGTTAAGTCAGAGCAGTCACCGCGGGTGGTACTCTGGGAAATCGACCTGACGGTACAGGGTGGTGAGCGGTATTTTTTCTGCAATGAGCTGAATGAAAAAGGGGAGGCGGTCACCTGGCAGGGGCGGCAATATCAGGCATACCCGATTGACGGCAGTGGCTTTGAGATGAACGGAAAGGGCAGCAGTGCCCGCCCGTCGCTGACGGTGTCGAATCTGTTCGGTCTGGTCACCGGAATGGCGGAGGACCTGCAGAGCCTGGTGGGGGCCACGGTGGTCCGCCGCCGGGTGTATGCCCGTTTTCTGGATGCGGTGAATTTTGTGGCGGGCAATCCGGAAGCGGACCCGGAGCAGGAGCTGAGCGACCGCTGGGTGGTGGAGCAGATGTCAGAGCTGACGGCCATGACAGCCTCGTTTGTGCTGGCGACACCGACCGAGACGGACGGGGCGCTGTTTCCCGGTCGCATCATGCTGGCGAACACCTGTATGTGGGATTACCGGGGAGATGAATGCGGGTATAACGGTCCTGCGGTGGCGGATGAGTTCGACAACCCCACCACGGATATCCGTAAGGACAGATGCAGCAAGTGCATGCGCGGGTGTGAGATGCGCGGCATGGTGGCTAATTTTGGCGGTTTCCTTTCCATTAATAAACTTTCGCAGTAAATCCTGTTTTATGACACAGACTGAATCAGCGATTCTGGCGCATGCCCGGCGGTGTGTGCCTGCGGAGTCGTGCGGCTTCGTGGTGAGAACGCCGGAGGGGGAGCGGTATATCCCTTGTGTGAATATCTCTGCAGAGCCGGAGGCGTATTATCGTATTGCACCGGAAGACTGGCTGCGGGCAGAGATGCAGGGGGAGATTGTGGCACTGGTCCACAGTCATCCCGGTGGTCTGCCCTGGCTGAGCGAGGCCGACCGGCGGCTGCAGATAAAAAGTGCACTGTCCTGGTGGCTGGTCTGCCGGGGGGAAATTCATAAATTCCGCTGTGTGCCACATCTGACAGGACGGCGCTTTGAGCACGGGGTGACGGACTGTTACACGCTGTTCCGGGATGCATACCATCTGGCGGGAATTGATATGCCGGATTTTGAGCGTGAGGATGACTGGTGGCGCAATGGTCAGAACCTGTACCTGGACAATATGGAGGCGACTGGTTTTTACAGGATTTCCCTGCCTTCCGCACAGCCTGGCGATATCCTGCTGTGCTGCTTTGGCGCATCGGTGGCCAATCATGCCGCCATATACTGCGGCAACGGTGAGCTGCTTCACCATCTGCCTGAACAACTGAGTAAACGGGAGAGGTATTCCGAAAAATGGCAACGACGAACGCATTCAGCCTGGCGTCACCGCCACTGGCACGTATCTGCCTTCACGGGGATTTACAACGATTTGGCCGCCGCCTCAGCCTGTATGTGAACACGGCAGCGGAAGCCATCCGGGCGCTGTCGTTACAGGTGCCGGGATTCCGCCGTCAGATGAACGAAGGCTGGTACCAGATACGTATTCGCGGTGAGGACACGGCACCGGAGGCGGTGTACGCCCGTCTTCACGAACCTCTGGGTGAGGGGGCGGTCATCCATATTGTGCCGCGACTGGCCGGGGCCGGAAAAGGTGGACTGCAGATTGTGCTGGGGGCGGCAGCCATCGTGGGCTCTTTCTTCACGGCCGGAGCATCGATGGCAGCCTGGGGTGCAGCGCTGAGTGCCGGCGGTTTTTCTGCCACCACGATGCTGTTTTCACTGGGTGCCAGCATGATACTGGGTGGTGTGGCACAGATGCTGGCCCCGAAGGCAAAAACACCGGATTACCGCGCAACGGATAACGGCAGACAGAACACGTATTTTTCGTCACTGGACAACATGATTGCCCAGGGTAACCCGATGCCGGTGCCTTACGGTGAAATGCTGGTTGGTTCACGACGAATCTCCCAGGACATCAGTACCCGTGATGAAGGCGGTGACGGGAAGGTGGTGGTTATCGGGCGGCAGGGGTAAAAAGAATAAAAAAATCCCGCAGAGTTGCGGAACTGCGGGAGCGTTACGAAGATTGAGTGTAAGGAATTATTCTTATGTCACGACAAAAACATTAACTCAGAGAGGGAGGATGTGCCGTTCTTTTCAGGGAGAAAGGATTTATCGTCCTGAGGAATAAAGGTAAGGGGCCCGCCCCTTACCTGACTGATTATTGAATGATGCCGCAGGCCATTCTCGCACCACCACCGCCCAGGGGCTCCGGATGGTCATGATGGTTATCACCGCCAGCATGAAGCATGAGAGAACGCCCTTTAATCTCTTTTAATGAGTTCAGTCTCGGGGCCAGGACCGGGTAGTTCGCTTTTCCGTCATGCGTCACGAACAGCGCAGGGAGGTCGCCCAGGTGTCCATCCGGAGACCAGGGGCCAAGATGTTTGCCGGTGTTTTTCGGGTCAAAGTGACCGCCAGCCGATAATGCTGCGACCGGTTTTCCGTCTTTCAGTGCCGGGGCGCAATTTCCTTTTTCGTGCACATGAAAACCATGAATGCCTTCAGACAGAGAGTGAAGGGCTGGTGTGAACAGCAGACCGTAGGGGGTCTCCTGAATGGTTATTTTTCCAATGCTGACTTCTTTTCCGTCAGCACTGACAAGGTTCATTGGGACTTCCTGTTCTGCTGCGTATCCGCATGATGCTGCTGTCAGCATGGCAATGGCAGCAATGATTTTACATTTCATAAAACCCTCATTAATTCCGTTAACAGACTGAGCTTGCTGGTTACAGGGTAACAAACAGCGTTCTGATGATATCGCGCAATAGCTGTGCAATATCCTATCACTGCGATTAATAATACCAATTGAGAGGAACATTATGGGTAAAGGTGGCGGCAAGGCGCACACGCCGGTTGAGGCAAAGGACAATCTTAAGTCCACGCAGATGATGAGCGTGATTGATGCCATCGGTGAGGGACCGGTGGAAGGTCCGGTGAAGGGGCTGCAGAGTATTCTGGTGAACAAAACCCCGCTGACGGACACGGACGGTAATCCTGTGATACATGGTGTGACAGCGGTCTGGCGCGCCGGGGAGCAGGAGCAGACACCGCCGGAAGGTTTTGAGTCATCCGGCTCTGAAACCGCACTGGGCGTGGAAGTGACGAAGGCAAAGCCGGTGACGCGCACCATTACGTCCGCGAACATTGACCGCCTGCGGGTTACCTTCGGGGTGCAGTCACTGGTGCAGACCACCTCACAGGGTGACCGTAACCCGGCATCCGTCCGCCTGCTGATTCAGCTGCAGCGTAACGGTAACTGGGTGACGGAAAAGGATGTCACCATTAACGGCAAGACCACCTCACAGTTCCTCGCTTCGGTGATTCTGGATAATCTGCCTCCCCGCCCCTTTAACATCCGGATGGTCAGGGAGACGGCGGACAGCACCTCGGACCAGCTGCAGAATAAGACGCTCTGGTCGTCATACACCGAAATCATCGATGTGAAACAGTGCTACCCGAACACGGCGATTGTGGGGCTGCAGGTGGATGCGGAGCAGTTTGGCGGTCAGCAGATGACGGTGAACTACCATATCCGAGGTCGCATCATCCAGGTGCCGTCAAACTATGACCCGGAAAAACGCACGTACAGCGGCATCTGGGACGGCAGCCTGAAACCGGCATACAGCAACAACCCGGCCTGGTGCCTGTGGGACATGCTGACCCACCCGCGCTACGGGATGGGGAAACGCCTGGGGGCCGCGGACGTGGACAAATGGGCGCTGTATGCCATCGGGCAGTACTGTGACCAGCGTGTCACGGATGGCTTCGGGGGCACAGAACCGCGGATGACGTTTAATGCGTACCTGTCACAACAGCGTAAGGCGTGGGACGTTCTCAGTGATTTCTGCTCGGCGATGCGCTGTATGCCGGTATGGAACGGCCAGACGCTGACGTTCGTTCAGGACCGCCCGTCGGATGTGGTGTGGCCGTACACCAACAGCGATGTGGTGGTGGATGATAACGGCGTGGGATTCCGCTACAGCTTCAGTGCCCTGAAGGACCGGCACACGGCGGTGGAGGTGAATTACACCGACCCACAGAACGGCTGGCAGACCTCCACGGAACTGGTGGAAGACCCGGAAGCCATACTGCGCTACGGACGCAACCTGCTGAAGATGGATGCGTTCGGCTGCACCAGTCGCGGTCAGGCCCACCGTGCCGGGCTGTGGGTGATAAAGACCGGACTGCTGGAAACGCAGACGGTGGATTTCACGCTCGGGTCACAGGGGCTGCGTCACACACCCGGTGACATTATTGAAATCTGTGATAACGACTATGCCGGGACCATGACCGGCGGACGTATCCTGTCCATCGATGCCGCCAGCCGCACCCTGACACTGGACCGTGAGGTGACCCTGCCGGAGACAGGTGCCGCCACGGTGAACCTGATTAACGGCAGCGGTAAGCCGGTGAGCGTGGCCATCACTGCACACCCCGCGCCGGACCGGATACAGGTCAGCACCCTGCCTGATGGTGTGGAGACATACGGTGTATGGGGGCTCTCCCTGCCGTCACTGCGTCGTCGCCTGTTCCGCTGTGTCTCCATCCGGGAAAACACGGACGGCACCTTTGCCATCACGGCGGTGCAGCACGTACCGGAAAAAGAAGCCATCGTGGATAACGGGGCCAGCTTTGAGCCGCAGTCAGGCACCCTGAACAGCGTTATTCCACCGGCAGTGCAGCACCTGACGGTGGAGGTGAGCGCGGCTGACGGTCAGTATCTGGCACAGGCGAAATGGGACACGCCGCGGGTGGTGAAGGGTGTGCGCTTCAGTCTGCGCCTGACCAGCGGAAGCGGAGAAGACAGCCGTCTGGTGACCACCGCCATCACTGCGGATACAGAGCATCGTTTCAGTGGTCTGCCGCCCGGGGAATACACCCTGACAGTCAGGGCAATTAACAGTTATGGCCAGCAGGGCGAACCGGCCACCACCACCTTCCGGATTAACGCGCCAGCAAAACCCGCCACCATTGAACTGACGCCGGGGTATTTTCAGATAACGGCGGTCCCGCGTCTTGCGGTGTATGACCCGACGGTACAGTTTGAGTTCTGGTTTTCGGAGGCAAAAATCGCAGACACATCTCAGGTGGAAACCTCTGCCCGTTATCTGGGGACCGGCAGTCAGTGGAGTGTATCCGGCCCGCACATTAAGCCCGGGAAGGATTTCTGGTTTTACGTGCGCAGCGTCAACCTGGTGGGGAAATCTGCGTTTGTGGAAGTCAGCGGGCAGCCCAGCAATGATGGTGAAGGGTATCTGGAATTTTTCCGGGAAAAAATAGGAAAACTGCATCTGGCTCAGGGGTTGTGGGAACTGATAGATAACAGCCAGCTTGCAGATGAGATGGCGGAGATGAAGACCAGCATCACGGAAACCCGCAATGAAATCACACAGACGGTCAGTAAAACACTGGAGAACCAGAGCGCCACCATACAGCAGATACAGCGCGTGCAGAAGGACACAAATGATGACCTGGCTGCGCTGTACATGCTGAAGGTTCAAAAAACGAAAGACGGCATTCCCTATGTGGCTGGGATTGGTGCAGGGATTGAGGATACTGATGGCCAGCCACTGAGCAACATACTGCTGCTGGCTGACCGTATCGCGATGATAAATCCGGAGAACGGCAACAGCACGCCGTTATTTGTGGCGCAGGGGAATCAGTTGTTCATGAACGATGTGTTCCTGAAGCGGCTGTTTGCGGTGAGTATCACGTCATCCGGCAACCCCCCGACGTTTTCCCTGACGCCGGAAGGGAAGCTGACAGCCAGGAACGCGGATATCAGTGGAGCAATTACCGCGAATACCGGCACGCTCAATAATGTCACCATTAACGAGAACTGTGTCATCAGAGGGAAACTGTCTGCAAACCAGATAGAAGGCGACCTGGTGAAGACGGTGGGGAAAGCCTTTCCCCGGAATAACAGTTATGCCAGCGGGACGGTAACCGTCACAGTTTACGATGACCAGGACTTCGACCGGCAGATTATCATTCCCCCGGTGCTGTTTCGCGGGACGAAACACCAGAATTTCAACAGCCCGAATCAGCAGTCGTACTGGTATTCCACCTGTAAGCTGCAGGTGCTGAAGAACGGGGTTGAGATTTTCCATGAACCGGCAACGGATGTCAGCCGGGTGTTCTCATCGGTGATAGATATGCCGGCAGGGCGGGGTCATGTCACCCTGACGTTTAATGTGTCGTCGGCCGGTGCGAACAACTGGACGCCGGCAACGTACATCAGTGATTTACTGGTTGTGGTCATGAAAAAATCCACGGCAGGGATCAGTATCAGCTGACGGTTTATTAACCCGGACGGGCACCTCAGGAGGTGCCTTTTTTATTGACTGAAAACAAAGAGGTAATCATGCGGCATTTATACGCAACGATATTATTGTTTACTACCCTGCTGGCAGGCATTGCCTTTCCTGCACAGGCTGAAAGCGGACACGGTGCATTTTCCGTGGGATATGCTCAGGTTCACCCGGGCGGCGTACCGGCATTGTCCGGTACCGGTGCGCGTGCAGGTGATTTAAAAGGGATTAATGTGAAATACCGTTATGAGTTCACGGATCACCTGGGCGGCATTGTCGCGCTGAGTTATGCATCGGTGAAGAAAAGTGACACGATGAAGACGGGTAAAATACCTTCCATTATGAAAGCCTGCGCGGTCGTTATGTCAGTCTGATGGCCGGCCCTGTCTGGCAGCTCAGTGAGCGGGTCAGTCTCTATGGCATGGCCGGGATGGCGTACACCCGCTGGTCTGACAGTGTTCAGGATTACCGGCATGATGAAGTGAAACCGGGGTATGTGAAGGAGACTACCACCGCCAGTGATGGCCATACTGCGCGTCATCTGTCGCCGGCCTGGAATGCCGGGATTCAGTTCAGTCCCGTAGAGACGGTGGTTATTGACCTTGCTTATGAAGGTTCCGGCAGTGGCGACTGGCGCACTGACGGCTTCATCGTGGGTGTCGGCTATAAATTCTGATTAGCCAGGTAACACAGTGTTATGACAGCCCGCCGGTTCAGGCGGGCTTTTTTGTGGGGTGAATATGGCAGTAAAGATTTCAGGTGTACTGAAAGACGGCACAGGAAAACCGGTAGAGAACTGCACCATTCAACTGAAAGCCAGACGGACCAGCAGCACGGTGGTGGTGAACACGGTGGCCTCTGAAAATCCGGATGAAGCCGGTCGTTACAGCATGGACGTTGAGTACGGTCAGTACAGCGTCATTCTGTTGGTGGAAGGATTCCCGCCGTCACATGCCGGGACCATCACCGTGTATGAAGATTCTCAACCCGGTACGCTGAATGATTTTCTCGGTGCCATGTCGGAGGATGACGTCCGGCCGGAGGCACTGCGTCGTTTTGAACTGATGGTGGAAGAAGCGGCGCGTCACGCTGAGGAGGCGAAGAAGAATGCCGGAGAGGCGGAGACGTCCGCGAGGAATGCCGGCATATCAGCCAGTCAGGCAGAAGAGAGCGCGGCAAATGCTGACACTTCAGCAGGGGAGGCATCGGAGTCAGCCCGGCAGGCGGCAGAAAGTGCAGCCTCAGCAAAGCAGTCAGAGGAGGCGTCCTCGTCCTCGGCTTCTGCGGCCGCTCAAAAAGCCAGTGAGTCATCACAAAGTGCAGCAGAAGCTGAATTGTCAAGAAAGACGGCAGAAAGTGCAGCCGGTAATGCAGCCAGGGATGCAACGACCGCAGCAGAAAAAGCCCGGGAGTCAGCAGAAAGCGCACAGTCAGCGGAACAAAGCAGGATAGCGGCGGAAGAAGCCGTAAACCGAATCCCCACCGTGGTGGGACCTCCCGGGCCAAAGGGGGAACAGGGGCCCGCTGGCCCTCAGGGGCCGAAGGGTGATAAGGGAGAGCGCGGTGACACCGGCCCTGTCGGGGCAACCGGTGAACGGGGGCCGGCAGGTGATGCTGGTCCGGCAGGCCCGCAGGGGCCGAAAGGCGACAGGGGAGAGCGGGGAGAGACCGGGCTGACAGGAAGTACAGGTCCACAGGGTCCAAAGGGAGACACCGGGGCAGCAGGCCCGGCTGGCCCACAGGGACCGAAAGGAGAAACAGGTGCGGCTGGCCCGGTGGGGGCAACCGGACCTCAGGGACCGAAGGGCGACCCGGGGGAGACGCAAATACGGTTCCGTCTGGGGCCGGGAAACATTATTGAGACAAACAGCAATGGCTGGTTCCCGGGTACAGATGGTGCGCTCATCACCGGACTGACCTTTCTTGACCCCAAAGATGCCACACGGGTTCAGGGGTTTTTTCAGCATTTGCAGGTCAGGTTTGGTGACGGGCCGTGGCAGGATGTCAAGGGGCTGGATGAAGTGGGCAGTGATACAGGCAGAACAGGAGAATGACATGAACATACTAAAAAAACTTATGCAGCGTCTGTGTGGTTGCGGAAAGCATGATGACCGTGAACACGGGGAGTTACTTACAGCACAGCTGCGACTGGGGCCGGCAGACATCCTGGAGTCAGATGAGAATGGTATTATCCCGGAGCAGGACAGGGTAATCACACAGGTGGTGATACTGGATGCAGATAAAAAGCAGATACAGTGTGTGGTAAGACCGCTGCAAATCCTGCGTGCTGACGGGGTGTGGGAAAATATTGGCGGGATGAAGTAACCCGACAGCTTCACAAAACCGGAGTCCGGCTCCGGTTTTTGTTGTCATGTATGGGGGATGTTTGTTATGACTCCCTGTGTTTGGAATGAATATTTAAATAGGGAGTTTTGTCATGCTGTTAACATCAGCTATTGCATCCAATTCATTTTCCTCCGGAATTCAGGTTCTTCGTGCTCAAATGGCCGCCAGTGGTGGTGGAGAAATTACAGTAGGTGGGCAGACGGTTCGTATCACATATAGTGAAACGGATGGTCGCTTTCTGGCGAGTGGGGGCAATAACATTGAGCATGCTAATATGATGATTGAATAATAAGCTGATAGGGCATCTCATTATGAAGCCCTGCTAAGTGATAATTATAAAGAAAATATGGATAAACAGGACGACGAATGCTTTCACCTATAAGGGCTACTTTCCATAACTCAGCAAATATAGTGCAGAGTTCACCATGTCAAACGGTTTCTTTTGCAGGAAAGGAATATGAGTTAAAGAGCATTGATGAAAAAACACCTATTCTTTTTCAGTGGTTTGAACTTAATCCGGAACGGTATAAGAAAAATGAGATTCCAATAATTAACACTAAGTAGCATCCCTATTTAGATAATGTCATAAATGCGGCAAGGATAGAGAGTGATCGTATGATAGGTATTTTTGTTGATGGCGATTTTTCAGTCAACCAAAAGACTGCTTTTTCAAAACTGGAACAGGATTTTGAAAATGTAGTGATAATCTATCGGGAAGATATTGACTTCAGTATGTATGACAGAAAACTATCAGATATTTATCATGATATAATATGTGAACAAAAGTTACGAACTGAAGACGAAAGAGATGAATACTTGTTGAATCTGTTAGAGAAAGAGCTCAGAGAAATTTCAAATGAGCAGGATTCTTTGATTTCTATGTATGCAAATAAGAGAAATCATGAATGGTTTGATTTCTTCAGAAATTTAGCCTTATTAAAAGCAGGAGAGATATTCAGGTGCACATATAATACAAAGAATCACGGTGTTTCATTCGGGGAGGGGTGTATATATCTTGATATGGATATGATACTTACAGGTAAGCTTGGTACAATATATGCTCCTGATGGAATTTCAATGCATGTGGATCGTCGTAATGATAGTGTAAATATTGAAAATAGTGCAATAGTTGTTAACCGTAGTAATCATCCTGCTCTACTTGAGGGACTTTCTTTTATGCATACTAAAATAGATGCTCATCCATATTATGATGGTTTGGGAAAAGGGGTTAAGAAACATTTTAATTTTACATCATTACATAGTTATAATCATTTTTGTAACTTTATTGAGTTTAAGCATCAAAATATTATTATGAATACAAGTCAGTATACAGGTAGTTCATGGTAAATAGTATCTGTATAACTTATTTTGTAGTAATAAAGAATTCGAATGGTGTGTCAGGAGATGGTTTATGATCCCTAGTTCTTCAATTAGACCAAATGTACAAAATAATTATATTATACATAATGAGGGGCTAAATATTAGAGATTTGTTGTTGGATTTAAATGCCAGAGACATTGGTGATAAACAGAAAGATTCTGAATTATCTTGTATATTACAGAAAATGATAAATCCATCTGGTGGCGATGGTAATTGTTCAGGATGTGCTCTCCATGCCTGTATGGCTTTGTTAGGGTATGGGATAAGAGAGGCGCCAGCGTCTAACCAGATATCAGAATATATGACAGGATTCTTCAACAGGCATCATGAGCAGATTCAGGGGGAGGGGGGTGTTGCTGCAGATAATCAAACTTATGATTCGTTTAGGAAAGACATTGAAAATCATATTATCACAAATACCGAACCAGAAAGCGCAGTGATGCTCTCTATTGAGCAGTCAGCGCATTGGATTGCTGCATATAATGATGGACATAGAGTATGGTTTTTAGATGTTCAAACAGGTCAAGGTTTTAATCTTTATGATAGCGTAGAAAAGGATCCACTTGCATTTGTAGATGAAGGCACTTCTGTTCAGATAGTTAAAGTATCTAAGGAGGAGTTCGAAAATTATTCTAATAGTGAAAGCTGGAAGAATAAGAGGATTTGCTGATGTGAATTATTTAAGGCCTCACATCAGTGTTATGTGAGGCCTTTCAGTATTATCTGACTCTATATATTATAATCACGAGCGCTTAGAGGTATTAATGCCATGCTCTGCAAGATGTTGTATCAGGCGCTGAGCCACATCAGGCAGATGTCTTGATTGTTCATTTTGTACTGGCGGTGGTGGCGCAGGCCAGTCAGGAGCCGGAGGAATATGTTCAGCCACATTCCGGGCTGGCTGAATGCCATGCTCTGCAAGATGCTGTATCAGACGCTGAGCCACATCAGGCAGAGGTCTTGATTGTTCATTTTGTACTGGCGGTGGTGGCGCAGGCCAGTTAGGTGCCGGAGGAATATGTTCAGCCATATTCCGGGCTGGCTGAATGCCATGCTCTGCAAGATGCTGTATCAGACGCTGAGCCACATCAGGCAGAGGTCTTGATTGTTCATTTTGTACTGGCGGTGGTGGCGCAGGCCAGTTAGGTGCCGGAGGAATATGTTCAGCCATATTCCGGGCTGGTTGAATGCCATACTCTGCAAGATGCTGCACCAGACGCTGAGCCACATCAGGCAGAGGTCTTGATTGTTCATTTTGTACTGGCGGTGGTGGCGCAGGCCAGTTAGGTGCCGGAGGAATATGTTCAGACATATTCCGGGCTGGTTGAATGCCATGCTCTGCAAGATGCTGCACTAGGCGTTTGGCCACATCAGGTAGAGGCCGATGTAAAGCGTTTTTTTCTATACTTGACTGAGTATAAGATGTGGAACATTGAAGTCCTGATTCTGTATAAGAATTTTTTACCTTAAAAATAGTTGTTGCACTGGCAGGACTGTTGCTGGGAGAAAGAGGTGAGCTGGTTTTTACCGTGTTAGGTGTGCTTTTGTGCTGTGAGGCAGTGAAGCTACTGTTACGCATAACACTTGATATACTGCGAGGAATGCTGGAAAAAAAAGAATTAATGCTATTTATCATATAGATAACCTTATAAGAACTTTATGTGATAGTCTAATTTATCCGTTTGCATGAAATCTACCTTTTGTGAAATTCTCGTCAATATTTTACTCAAAATGAACGGCTGTAGGAATAAACTATTTGATATTATTACATTTTTAGAGTTATTTTCAATCAGCTATAGATAGGGCTTGGCGCCAGAATGGAGAATATTTAACGAGGAATAGAAGCTTTGTATCAGACGGGCTTCCCTGAATAGAGAAGTTAAATAATCAGGATGATGCTAATGAATATCAGGAACAAGGTGAGTGTCTTCATGTTCACTGAAACAGGGTGTCATAAAAAATATGGCTATAAGATAATCAATATGATTTGAAATATTTATAGGTTTACAGGGGGCTGGGCATGCATATCTTACTGCAATGCTGAATATGTGCTGCCTGGCGCAGCTCTTTATTGAGAATGTTCAATCTTTAGTTTCAGCTTCGTGCAGAATACGAGCGGCTTCTTGCGTAACATTATACATTGCCTGCTCATCATTACCGCCAGCCCCAGCAATCGTCAATGCAACCCCAGCATAAATTTCTGGGTAGCTATGTGTAAATATATCCAGTGTATTTACATATTTCTCTTCCATTCCTGCATCATAACGAACCTTATTTATTCCCGTTGCCATTGATTGTGGTGGACTGGAGCCTTCTGCACGAAAATAGTGATGTGACAGATCCGAGATAGCTTTGCATCCTTCTGCTTGGCTTAAGCCTGGAGCGGCCCATGTCTTACCAAAATGCTCGGCAGCGTAACGTGTTGCAAGAGTGGCATCAGAGGAGGAACCGGATGTTCCGCTCATGACCGGTAGCCCAGCTTTATCACGCATAATTGTGCCGATATCTTGAGAAAGATCCATGCCTGTTGGTGTGCGGGTTGAGTGTGTACCGTTACGCTGAGCATCAATGCGGTTGTCTGCGCGGAATTTAACTCGCTCCTGAATCTTTAGCCTTCCAGCCAGCACTTGGCCAGTTTGAGCAAGCTCGAAACCAGAGAGTGCTTGTTCTTTTGTGAATGGACCTTCAGAACCGCACAGCATCATTGAGAAGGCAGAATGCGCACTGTCGGATAATTTTAGTCCACGACTACCGTAAAATGGTGAACCAGGTTTTGGCTCCTCTGAGCCAAGAGCCTCTTTGCCTAGCTGCTCGCGGTCGTTTCCATCCCAGCGTGTTTCCGTTTTCCAAAGGCCACGCTCCAGATGCCCCATCCATGCTGTTTGTTTGAATACAGGAGATTCTGGATTGGTTAGCCCCTCAACGGTCGAACGCAGAATATTCTCTTCTGCTTTGCGATACCTCAGATAATTCTCTGCTCGTGTTTGCAGATGCTCTAATGATTTGTAATTATTGTTGGAAAGTGTGATTTGTAGGAATGATCTCACAGTTATCGGCGAGTCAGCACCTGGCCGATAAGGTTGAGTTCCTATGTGGGCTTGGCTACACAA